CTCGTCTGTAGGCTCAGGTGTGGGCTCGTCTGTAGGCTCAGGTGTGGGCTCGTCTGTAGGCTCAGGTGTGGGCTCGTCTGTAGGCTCAGGTGTGGGCTCGTCTGTAGGCTCAGGTGTGGGCTCTGGACTTGGCTCTGGTGTAGGCTGATTTGCTGCAGCATTGGCTGCCGCTTGTGCGATTGCAGCGTTTAATTCTCTTTCAGACTGTTCAAAATAATAAGTCCATGCGTCTTCAATAGCAGAATTTAAATCAATTATAGATTGATCATATGTGTTTATTCTATTATTTTTTAATTCTAAAGCAGATGTTAGGTTTTGTTGTGCAATTGTTAGGTTTTGGCTTGCTGTTGTAAGGCTTGATGTGAGATTTTGTAAGGCTTGAACTTCTTGATTATAAACATTTAGTTTGTCATTATATACTGCTAATTTATTATTATAGTTTGTTTGTGCTATAGCCTGTCCTGCAACAGCATCATTGTAAGCATTTATCTGTGCTTGAGTTGGTCCTGATCCAGAAGAAAATGTATTAAGATTACAACTAAAATTTTGTCCCCAGACTCTTGGATTTCCAGCATAATCACATCCTGCTCCAGTCCATCCACCAGGTATAGCCCAGCCAAGATGATAGGAACCTGGTCCTCCACCGTTATACCACCATATTTCTACATCTAAAGTTTTGTCTTCACTAACATCATATACGGGAGAGTAATCGCTCCAAGTTGTCCCTTGCTCTACCCAGTTATCAACAGCAAGTTGCCCGTCAACATACATTCTAAAACCATCATCCGTATATCCTGCAAAGTAGGTTTGTGTAAACCATGAAGGGACTGTTATCTGTCCAGTAAATTTAACTATAAGGTTTTCATATCTATTTCCGCACACTGGAAGACTCATATGGCTTGAGTTCCAGGTGCCAGAACAAAGAACAGATCCTGGGGTAGCAACATTACCCTGCCTAACAAGAGTATAAACAGTGTATGCCAAGCCTGTTCCTACAGCACTCTGCATACTTGATTGAGTAGTTTGAACATTAATATTGGCTATGCTGAGTGCATCTTGAGCATCATTCTTTTCTTCAAGAGCGTTGTCTTTATGTTCAAGGGCCAAGGCTACTGTGACTGTCTGGCCATCTACATTTGACTGAGCAAGGTTTTTAGCTTCCAGTGCTGCGGATTCTGCATCTACTGCATCATCGTAGGCATCATATGCATCGTCTTTAAGCTCCATAGCATTTTTTGCATATGTAAATTTATTTTCTGCTATGTCTATAAGATCTATAAAATCATCTTGATAAACTAAATTAGACACTTTACTATTAAGCTCTTCTATTTCTTGAGCTGCTAAGCTAAGTGGATCATCTCCGTGGGCAGGAGTGAGAAATACCCATCCAAACATTAAAATGGTGGCTAATGATAATCTCCATGCTTTAGTCCTAGTCAATTATAACTCCTACAAGCAAAATTTGCTATGTATTAATTATACCCTATCTTGCATTATCTGTTTTATAAAAGCCATTGCCTTTAAATTGTATACCGAATGGGGTGAAATGTCTTACCATAACAGATTCACATTCAATACATGTATACCCTGGATCATCTTCTGTAATTGATCTGTTAACTGACATTAAAGCGTGTGCTTCATCATATGAGCACTTGTATTCGTATACTGGCATTACTTACCGCTTTTTTTCCTCGCCTTAGCTAAGGCATCAAAGTCTTTAATTTTTGTTTCTCCCATATAACCCCAAGCATGTCCGTCTTCAATCATCTTATGGTTAATAGATTTATCTGATCCGTCTAAGAAAACCCACCCCAAGATGCGACCATACTTTTCAGATGAGTCCATTTTTTCTGTTTTAATAACAACAGTTTTAGCTGAATCAATTGCATTCTTTAAATACGCCTTTGCTTCTAATCCTAAAGCTTTTTCTATTTTATCAGCAGTACGACTTTCTGGAGTGTCTATACCAGCAAGACGAACTCTAGAGCTAAACGAAATATCAAATCCAAGATCGATATCGACATCGATTGTGTCTCCATCTACCACTTTACTGACTTTTTTTACATAGTATTCAAACATTATTTTCTCCTTATATCCAATGCTTAATTATAGCACTCACTGCAAGTATTGTCCAAAGTATGTTGAACCAAATTATTGTGGGGAGAGTTTTTACTGTTGATGACCAGATCAGCGCAAGGCTTGATACTAGGGCAAATATGTATAGCCACCACCATTGCTTACCAAATAATAACCCTGGAAATATAATAGATATCTTTGTCATGAAAGCAAAGAATTCAACAGTATTAGGTCTGTCCCAATACTTTCTATGTCTCATTGTCTTTAATGCATTTATCCATTCGGTTCTAAATTTCATTTTAGAGCCTCCAAAAATTCATTGTGGCTAACGCATTTTGAAGCCCTGCTTTTTTGATACCCAACAAAATAATTGTACATATCTAATCCTTTTATGTACTCGTCTTCACCATCTATATAAATTGATGCTATAGACTTGTTAATTGTTTCTTGAAATGATCCGATAATAAACCAACTATTTGGGCTCCATCTTTCTCCATTATCAGTCTTATTTGGAAGTCTATTTCTCCAAAGATCAATTCGCTTCTTTAAATCTTCTGGTGCATTTTCATAAGAAAATTTCTTCCAGAACTCTGTGTCTTTTCTTTTAGTCATATAGTGGAAATATATAAAGCTAGCTATGTCATCGTTCATTGATGCTATAGTGCTATTAAACTGATTCCTTATTTCATCTGACCCGCCATTAATCCAATCGGGTGTTCCAAAAATATGAGAAAGTCCTATAATGCTAACCCAAATAGATGTGGCCTCAAGTGGCTCGATAAAGTTTGCTGATAAACCTACTGCAACACAATTTTTTATCCACGGCTCTTCAAAGTAACCAGCGGAGAATTTAAATCCTCCTTTATCTTTTCTTGGATATGTTGGAACATACCCTAAAAAATTTTCTATCTCTTCTACTGCTTGTTCTTCAGATATTAAAGAAGAGTCGTAAACGTACCCACATCCAAATCTATTTTGCAGAGGTATCTTCCACATCCAACCGTACTTCATGGCTATTGCTTCTGTGTACGGAGGAATATCATCTGTTACGTCAATAAAAAATGGAACAGCAGAATCTGATGGAAGGAAGTCGCTGTAGCTTTTCCACTTTGAATTAAATGTTTTTCCAATAATTAACCTGTGAAATCCACTACAGTCAAATACAAAATCACAATCTATGACTCCAACATTTTCTAAATCTAAAGACTTAATATTTCCTTGATCATCCAACAAAACTTCTTTTATTATGCCATCAATTACATTTATGCCTCGCTGTTGGCCAATCTCTTTCAATCTGTTTGCAAGCTTGGATGCATTAAAGTGAATTGAAGTACTTGATATATTATCGTAAGATAATGTTGGATCGTTTTCATTGTGAGATTTAAATACAAATGGAACTTTGTTTTCTTCTGAAATTTTTTCTGTAAAGTCCACCTGTTTTAATCCATTGTTTAATAGTAGACTCATTGTTAAAAGTGTGCTATTTGCTACGAATGGGGATTTAGAAAAGTTAGGTCCTAAAGACATGTCCTTTGCTGGAAATCCATGATAGAAGAATCCCCCATCATTATTCCAATTTGTAAACTTAATACCATTCTTTATTGTTGCATCACAATTTTTTACCAAGTCAGATATTGGTATTCCAAGGTATTCAAGCAATGTATTCAGGTGTGGTGTGGATCCCTCTCCAGCTCCTAGTATACCTATCTCTTTAGATTCTATAACAGTGATGTTTAAATTAGGTTGAGATCTTTTTGCCATAAGTGCAGTGAGCCAGCCTGCTGTTCCGCCGCCAACAACTACTACTTTTTTTGGCACTATTTTCTTCCCCATTGTATATAGTTCCATCCACGCTCATGTGCGTAGTAGATAAATACTTTAACTACCGTTTCCCAAAAGGCAATCGTTACAGAAAGACCAGCATTTCTTGTAATAACATAGGCAACAGCAACAGAAGAAAGCGTTCCCCATATGCGATAACTTAATGCCTTGGCAAATGATCTAGCCCTGGTTACTGTCATCAGATCCACCCCACTTTTTGTCAACAAAGTAAACAGCAATAGCAGCAATTATAAGTGAAACAACAACAGCAATAGCATTCTCTAACATCTAGATACCCATTTCCTTACGCTTTTGTGTAGCAGAAATAGCATGAATATCTGCACCTAAATCTACCTGCTCAATCTTATAACCTACATCACGACCATATACAATGTTGGTAATGTTAGGTAGTCTTAATACTAATGCGCCATCCATGAATTCATCCTTGGCAATATATTCTTTTACCTGATCAAATTTAAGTGGATCCTTTTCGCTTGTGTTGTAGGTATTGCGGACTCCAAGAAGTACTTGGTCAGTTCTCTTACCAGCCTCCTTATAAAGGGCGTGGTGGCCCTCGTGCCACGGCTGATACCTACCCAGCATTAGAGTTGTAGGTGCAGACCAATCATGCAAACCAAACTTTTCAATAATGTGTGAGGCCTTTGCATCTGCATTAAGGTTATGGCTAATAAAGGACACATCAAAATTATCTGGTCTCTCAAACATTTTATTAGTGTCTTCAAAGCGTCCTTCTGCTAAAGTGTCCATGAATACAAGAACGTCTGGCTTACCAAATGCTGCACGAGTTATTTCAGTTGGGCATACAAAATCAACGATGACTGGAGCAACACCTTGCTTAGCAATTAAACGAGCCATCTCACCCATTCGCCTTGCCTGCTCGATTCTGTCTTCTGGAGTAAAGCTTAAATCAGAGTTTACTGTTGCACGAACCTCATCTGCATTAAGATGAATAGCATTTATGCGTTCCTTTAGTGCTTTGGCTAATTCAGTTTTCCCTGAGCCTGGTAGGCCGATAATCTGTATAATCATTTATTTCCCTAACTTTTTGCGATAGATACCAATTGTATCATATCAAATTAAAATAACAATATCGTTTAAACTCTGTTTATAGACTCTAAATTAGACATTGATGAAACCTCAATATATGTTGAGTTTTTTCTAAACTCCATTAAATTTTCTGATCCAGAATAAGACAAAGCGCTCTTTACATTATTTGTTAACATACTTAATGAATATTCTATTGATCCTTTAGATGAAACAAAGCCTGATACGCCCTCAACATATAAATTTGTTAAGTCTTTTGTAAGCTCTTCGTTATTATCTTTTTGAACTTCTAATGAGGCAGAGCCTCTAAATACATGTCTGCCATTTTTGTCTGTATCACACTCATCGTGCCCAGAAAAAAATGATCCCATCATTACAGCCGAAGCTCCAGCAGCTAAAGCCTTTGCTACATCTCCGTTGTTTTTAATTCCACCATCTGATATTATTCCATTTACTTCAGAAGAATCAATATTTTCATAGCAATCCATAACTGATGATAAAACTGGAACTCCAAACCCCGTGACCATTCTAGTTGTGCATGCAGCGCCACCGCCAATTCCAACTCTTACTGAGTCTGCGCCAGCATCCATCAGATCTTTATAGGCCTCGTAAGAAGAAACATTTCCACACATAATATGCACACCAGGGCCCGCTAGCAGTCTGAGATCTTTTACTGCGTCAACAACAATTTTTAAATGACCTAAAGCTACTTCTAAAAGCAAAACCTTTATACCAAGTTTGCCTAGTAGCTCTATGCAGCTTTTATTTTTTGACTCTTCAATAGATATAGCAAATCCAATAAGACCTTTGTCAACTTTAGGCAATATTGATTTTAGCCTTGCTATTCTTTCTTCAAAATTAGTATATCTAGGAAGTATGGCAAGTCCGCCAAATGATGTAACCTTTTCTATCATAGAGTTACTTGTAATGAAATCCATAGGAGCCATAATGATTGGATTTCTTAAATTAATAAAAGCCTCTGGCCTAATTGGATTTCCAATTACTGTGTCTAGATTTATATTGCCCCTAGTTACTATGTTAGATTTTTTAGGGACAAGTAGTATGTCATCGAAGCATATTGACCTAGTGTTTGTATCTTTTTGCATTCTTCCCCCTTTTTAATACAGTGTCCCCAGATGGTCTCGAACCATCGACCCGCAGATTAAAAGTCTGCTGCTCTACCAACTGAGCTATAGGAACGCTGCCCCACCTGGCCTCGATCCAGGGACATTCGAATTAACAGTTCGACGCTCTACCAACTGAGCTATAGGGCAAAGCTGGTAGTTTTAAGTCATACCAAGGACTTGCATTAAGCCGAAAGGATCTTTGCTAACGCATTAATTGTTGCTGCAATTCTTCCGATATCACGCAACTGCTCAACTGTGTAGCCTTCTTCCTTCAATGTTTCATAATGTGCTTTAACACAAAAATGACATTTGCCAATAATTGATGAGGCTAAAGAGTAAGCTTCAAACTTACCCTTTGTTGTTCCACCATGAGAAGAAATAGCATTCATTCTTAGCTGTGCTGGCAACCCCTTTAGGTTTGGGTCATCTGCCATCTCAATGTATGGGTACCAAACATTGTTTTGTGCCATGATAGCACCAGCTGTTAAAGCTGCATTTTTTTCAACTTCATCAGTAGCGCTTGCAGTAATAAATGCAAGCAGCTTAGAGTTTCCAGTTGCAAATGCTGCAGCAATAGAAAGGTATGTTGCATGCTCTGGATCAATAGTTGACCTGTTGATTACAGCATCTAGGTTTAACTTAATGTCTTTAGCATACTCTGGCAAGGAATCTTTTAGCTGGTCAACCCATAACATTACAAAGTTTCTCCACCTAGTGATCGATTACATGCACAAAGCTCCCCTGTTTGCAAAGCATCTAGCACACGAAGAGTTTCATCTGGGTTTCTACCTACATCTAGGTTGTTTACTGTAACATGCTGAATAATATTATCTGGATCAATAATAAATGTAGCACGGTAAGTTACACCAGAAGAATGATGAACCCCAAGATCATTAGCCAAATGGTGTGCTGTATCTGCAAATGACCATGAATTAGTCTTCTTTAGATCCTCGTGGGCATTTCTCCAAGCAATCTTACAGAACTCATTGTCCACTGATCCAGTCATCAAGACAGCATCTCTATCGTTAAAGTCATTAACTAAAGCATCGTAAGCAACAATCTCTGTTGGGCATACAAATGTAAAATCTTTTGGATAAAATGCAATAACCTTCCATTTACCTGGGAACGAATCCTGTGTAATTACCTCAAAAGAGGAATCCTCATATGACAAAGCTCCTGGCTTAACACCAGTAACTGCAAAATTTCCTAACTTATCTCCTACTGTTTTCATTTTTCTCCTTGTGTATAAGTGATGATATTTCATATCGCACCCCTGGCTGGATTCGAACCAGCGGCCAACAGATTAGAAGTCTGTTGCTCTTCCTCTGAGCTACAGAGGTATAGATAAATTATACTATTAAAAATCAAAATCTTCAATAGTGTCTAAAGGTATAATACCTTTACTTTTAGCAATTTCATATCCTTCTAATGTAAAATTAAATGTTGCATTTAATTCTTCATCATATTCAACCTGCATTAAATCATTGTCTAATAAATCTAACAGTTCTGCATCAATATACTGTTCGTGTGCTTCCCATAGTTCTGGTGCTAAATCCCTAGTAGTATCCTCATTTAACTCAAATATGGCTTCGCCATCTTCAGTAAACCCAGCAATTTTTATTGCGCCTATGTCAATATAATGTTGAATCCTACTCATCATTTCTTCTTCGTCAAAATCATTAAACATGTTACCCCCTGTGCAACAAGTAGGACTTGAACCTACGATTACCGAATTATGAGTTCGGGGCTTTAACCAACTAAGCTATTGTTGCCTAGTTGAATTATAGTATTTTATTATTGTTTTTGTCAATAGACTGCTCAACGATTTGCTGAACATACTCAGAAAAATGCTTTCGTATACTTCCTGGTGGTCTTTTACCTATATCCGCCCATACCCTTTTGTATTCATGTATGTTGTCAAATGTAGTTGGGCAAACCATAGTGCCCTCGTAATCCTTCAGTCTTGTAGGAAGAGGTACGTGCTTACTGCAGCACTTACACTCTTTAGCCTTTTCTTGATATATACTCATACTATTTCCATTCCACTTAGTGCATCAGAAAGATCTTTTGGCATTGCTGATGGTGCTTTGATTAAATTAGGTGACTCTGCAGATATTGATTCTCTATACTGTTTTTTTACAGATGAATAATCATGTACTTCGATATCTCCAAACGCCGTCCTTGTCATGCTAATAGCATTATATATTGACCCGCATACAGCATCGGCTAAGTCTTTAGATCCTTTTCTTGGGTGATCTACCTTGTCCCTCATAATTCTTAACTCTAATAATTCATCAACTAGAAGCGGTATGTGTGGACCATTTAATCTTTCTTCCATTACAACCATAGCCATATCATCATAGTGTTTTTTAGCTACTGATAAAGTTTCTGTGCTTATTCCATACTGCCTCAACTGCTGCATCATATCATGAGAGTTCCATCTATCGAATGTACATAGCCTAATGTTAAATCCCCTGGATCTAAGAGAAAGAATATAATCTCTAACTTCAGTAAAGTCTACAGACTTATCTGATGTTGGAGTCCAATACATAACAGCATCAACCTTTACTATTGGAGCTGGTTGAGAGTACGTGTCTGTTACCTTTACGCTAACCCATTTTTCAACATGAGCCATTGAGACAGCGCAATGGTCATGTTTTTGAGCTAAGTCAACATGGATAAAGTATTCTTTATCGTCTTGAGGAACAAACCACTCTTCAAATCTACCGAAGCCATCTACAGCTATTGATAGATCATTAAAAGCCATTTCAATTTTTTCACGTGACTTAAAAAAAGCATCAATTGCTTCTGGTGGCATACATGCAAATCTTCCTAGAGCATCTGTAACATCTCGGTAAAAAGCAATTTTAAAATCCTCAATACTTCTGGTTGGATTTACTTCCCATGTAGGTCTACGAATTGCATAAACTTTAGGATACTTATATGAAATAATTTGATCTTCATCCCAGAATATCTCAAACTCATTTCCTACAGTATTGTCTGGCAGGTTTGGATCTAGCTTAAACTTATGAGATCTAGATATGATTTCTTTTTCAGAAATAATATTATCATATCTTTGCTGTATATAATCATTCTTAAATCTTGGGAACGATAGAAGAATTACTTTACCGTAGTCTGGAAAACGAGAGTCTACAGATGCCCTGTACATGTCATATATTCCGCTAGCTGTCTTTGCCTGATCGTGTCCGCTTGTACTGTCTAAGGCAAAACCAGAAATTTCATCGAGCACTGCAACTAAAACGTTGTACCCTTCAAAAGCTTCTCTTTCTGAGTGACCAGAGTACACGGTTACATTTTTATCAAACTTAATTTCAGAAGCTTTTTCAAAATACTTTCCAGCAAACCAAGGTGAGTGTGTTACTCTATTTTTAAATCCCTTAAAGAAAACGTTGTTTGCCTGCTGAGCGTTAATAGCAATATTGATAATATCTATAGAGTCTCCAGGCGGCTTGCCGTAGTAAGATGCTGGGTCTTTCAAGCACAATAGCAAATAAACTATATACGCAACAGATATGGTAGAGCAGTAATCCTTACCGCTACCCTTGCCTAACTGTGCTACAACTTCATTACAGGTTTGTCTGTATCTTAAAGACCCTTCGCTTTCACCAAAAAGTTTTATTAGAGTTGACTCTTTATATATCTGAGATGATTTTTCTATCAGAGTATATTGATGGTCAGATAATTCTGGCAACCCTAAATAGTTTTTGTCTGTTACAAAAGTTTTTAGGTCGACTGGCCTTTCATCAAACTCTTCACCATCCAATATGTCGATGAGGTCATTAAAATCAAACTCCACTGACTTCCTCAATTATCTCTATTGGCTCAACGATTCCAGTTATTTGAGATAAGCGTTTAGCTACTTCCATCTTGCACTTTGGACATGACGCAGTTACCTCTTTTAATATCTTTACCAGAACTTCTTGCTTTCTTTCTGACTCTGCTATTTGTCCAGCAAGTTCTGCATTGTCAAGCAAGCCCACTTCCTGAAGCATTCCAATTCTTTTTCCTTCAATGTCAGCAATTAGTTTTAAGGCTCCAGATTTAACGTTGAGCTGACCAGCCTGATCTGCATCCTCAACTGTTTTCCATGCTTCTTTAATTAGCATGGCATAGTGTTGGTCAGCTCCAGAGATAGCCTCTTTAGCACGTTCACGGGCTGACGTGTCATTGTGGACCACATTCTTCCACTCATCTATAAGCTCAACAACCTCTGCCCTCTTAAACCCAGTTAGTGTTGCAATCTGGGTAGGGTTATTTCCTCTAAGTAGTTCTTCAACTACTTTATTCATGCGATCAAAATGATCTGCTAGTTCAATTTCCATATGACTTTATTATACTTCTAGTCGACTGAAATAGCAAATTCCTTAGCAACCTTTAGTAATATTAGGTATCCAATTAGATCATCAATATCATTATCGCCTGGATAATCTGTTCCCTTAATTAATCTATTAAGCTTATCATCAATACGGACATATAGTTGCTCTTTTGGTCCCGCCTTTGAAAATATTCTAACTGGCTCTAATGCAGAATTACCATATGCAATATTCTTTTTTATTAACATATGAGCAATCTCAAGGCAGGTTGCCAATATCTCTTTACCAGCTTCTGTACCTACTGTAAGCAAATATAGATCATCATATCTAAATTCTTTTGAGTCTTCAAAAACTGGTGTGAGGGTCATTTAATTAAACCTTTTTCTTTTAGGGCTCTATATATGGTCATAACAGTTACGCCACATTCGCTAGCAATTTCTTCCATACTTTTTCTTTGGATAACATATCTTCTATGTAGCCAGTCTTTATTCTTGTACAATTTCACCTCTTTGTCAACACTTCATTAGCATAATACGCAATGCCAAAACTATCAGCGACATCAAAATCTTCTAAGTTTAAATCATATTTCTTATTAAAATAATCTGCCGTTCTTTGCTTTCTCATGTTACGTAATTTGTTTTTGTACCACGAGTCTGCGTATCCTGGATTCAATATTCTAATTGCATCTTTTTCATCTTTAGTTGGATTTTTATTTCCAATGTGTGACTGCCATGCGGAAGGACTTATTGTAATAACTTTAGCTCCAGTTGACATCAACTCAGCAATTACAACTCCATACACATAAGATAATTTTATCACAGCATCTGGTGATCTGACAAGTATTGCTCCCTCGACTGCTATGTAGTCTGACTTAAGTTCATCGAGCATAATAGAGGTTTTAACTTTAGCGTCATATATCTTTTCATATATGTCATTACCAAGTATGTTTATCTTACCCCACTTTAATGGTTTGTTGTTTTCTAGCAAGCAGAAGGCAACTGAAGATGTTGATGCATCTATTCCTAAAACCCTGTTGGCTTTTGTTTTAGCTAATTTGGCCAGAGTCATTTAACATCCTTAATATTTTCTCTTTATCTGAATTAGAAATACTTTTTTCACACTTAGCACATATTGTTGAAGAGTTGTACCTACTTAAACTAGATTTACACTTCTTGCAATATCTTTTTTGTCCAGAACGAATAGCTTTTTTTTCATAGTACTTCTCCATGATTTTTTTGTTTGTTGCAACCCTGCAACATTCATCTGAACAATACTTTTGGTTGTGAGTTTTTGGAGTAAACTCTTTATCGTTAAGACAGTCTGAGTTTGCACATATCATAAAGAAGGCACCTTAAATCTTTCAATCTGTACTGTTCCAGTAGGAGTTTCTTTAGAGTAGCACTGCTTTTTAATTGGGCAGTAAGTGCAGGGCATCTTAGTTTTTGTGGCTCCTTCTGGCTTCATAGGAAGGTCGCCATCCTTAAAGTTGTCCCACACCTCTCTCATCCAAAGAAATGTATCCTCAATAATCTTTTTATTCTTATCATTCATGACTACTGGAATAATTAGTATCTCCTGAGTATTCTTATTTTCGTATAAAAAGAAACCTTCTTTTGCATCCTTTAGTTTCATATAAGTTAAAAGCTGCAGGAGATGGTTTGCAGACGGGCTCATTTCTGCCTGCCTTGCATCCCAAACTTCTTGCTTTGCAGTTTTAATTTCACCAATTACAGTCTCACCATCGTACTCCATAATAAGATCAATAAAGCCACGAATAGGCGGGTACTCATTAATAATTTCTTCTTCTTCTGCAACCCACTGAGGCATTGTCTTTATTAGATTCTGAAGCCTTTCGTGGGCCTGAGTTCCTTGTGCCATATTGGCAACCGCAACTGCATCGTTATTATCAATGAACACTGCACCTGAGAATGCCATGTACCAGTACCTTGGGCATGTTCCATGCCCATATCCAAGAGAGCTTGGGCTAAATGATTTCTTTGTCATTTCTCCGTCAGCCCTCTTGGTGTTTTTGTAGGACTCATCAAGCAGTTCAGCAAATGCTTCTGGATCAAAGAACTTTCCAGTATGCTTTTTAAACTTTAAGTTCTTTACTATATTTCTTCCCATTACAGATTATACCTAACGACATACTTAAGTGCATCTACAAGTTTGTCTATGGACTCCTTTGCTGAGTAATATATATTTTTCTTATTATTGTTCATGGTTCCAGCCTTATCCTTTGCTATTGTTGAATAGTAAGATGCCATCATTGCAAACTTAGTTGACATAGCCTGAAGTTCAATAATAAGTTGAGGAGCTTTTGCAGCAGGAACATCTGGATTTAACAACAGTTTAACTATGACAGCTAAAGCTCTGTCCAGTTGAGCATCATTCATATACTCATGAAGATCGTTAAATTCAGTTATAGAGTTAATTAACTCTAATGTATTTTTATCCTCTGTCATTTTTAATCTTTTTATCCCACTTATCCATCAACAACCCAACGCCGTACCCAGCAACAAAGCCGAATAGGCATCCATAAATAAAGTATACCACTAGAATGGAACCTCAGCGTATGTCTTGTATGAAGGGAAATCGTTATCGCCTGAAGGCTTATCCTTAGACAATGAATATGCTGTTACAGAAATTGAATCTGCATTGATTTCATAAGAGCTTCTCTTAATTCCATCTTTATCTGTCCAATTTTCTTCGTAGATCTTTCCAACAATAATAACTTCCATACCCTTTTTAATTACAGACTTTGATTGTCCTGCAAGTGTACGCCAAGCTTTTACTGTCCACCAAGAAGTGTTTTTGTCTTCCCACTCTCCAGTAGTTTCATTCTTAACACGATCATTAGTTGCAACTCTAAACCTAAGACCATTTGATCCAACAGGTTCTGGTTCACTACCAACTCGCCCAACGATTGTAATAATCGGATTAGCCATTTTTATTTTCCTCCCAAAATGTGATCAGCTCTTCTAGTACTGACCACTCTATGATTCCAAGACGGACCTTGGAATCCCCACCAATAATAATTTTAAGGGCTGGATGCATGTCCCTGCTAACCTTAAAAGTATCTGTACAGATTTTAGCCCATACATCTTTATTTAAATTAAATGAAGCTTTAGATTCTTTGTAGTCTACTACAAAATTTTTCCACTTAGCGTCACCCTTTTGATATTCTCCACGGCCACTATTCTTTTGTGCTTTAGCGCCATCTCTTTTTACTTCTGCTCTTTCTGACATCAGTTAAGCTTATGCTTTGTCTCATGACCAGATGGACATTTCCAGTACATTTCTAAAGTAACCTGATTAAAACTATAGTATGGAGCAGAAAGATCACACTTACTACATGGCCTCTGCTGTTCTATTTTTTCAACTCTGTTATCTATAGACTCTTCAACTTTTGAAGTAAAAAACTCATTAATGTTTGGCATTTATTTCTCCTATTAATCTGTCTACAACATCTGGATTTTCCTTTAAATATGCTACAGCCTTTGCACGTCCTTGAAAACGTTCTCCATTTACTGTATACCATGCGCCACCCTTTTCTACAATGCCACACATTTCTGCAACGTCTAATGTTTCTCCAACATAATCTATACCAAGAGCTTGCCCTTGGTAGTAAAAGTCATATTGTCCTGATAAATTTGGGGGGCCGACCTTGTTGTAATCAACAATCCAATTAACTGGTCGCCCAACTCTTTGTTCAATAATCTTGTCACCAACTTTAATACCTGCTTTAATAGCATTAGCCTCAGCTTCAGAAGACCATAGCTTAATGACGGTTGAAGAGAAGAACTTAACTGCCATGCCACCTGTGGGGATGTGACTAGCATGCATAGATCCAAATTGATTTCGTTGCTGCGAGATGAGAACAAGTAATGTGTTTTTGTTTGCATAGTTTAACATCTTGACTGCGTGGGTCATATCCTTTGCTTCTGCGCCGATTTGCTTGGTATCCTGCAAATCTTTCATTTCATTTCCGTCTTTTTCAAAATAGATTGCTGGTAGCAACGCTGAAATAGAATCAACTACTATCAGATCAACACCAGCCTCCATAAGCTTTGTTGCAACATCAACCATATCATTAACAGTTTTAGCTGGAGAGTATATTAATTCTTTTGAGTTTACGCCAAGCTTTTCTGCCCACTCAGGATCGTAAGAATGCTCCGCATCAATCCACGCACATGTCTTGCCTTCTTTTTGAGCTAAAGCAATCATCTGCAAACAGAAAGAAGACTTTCCTGCAGACTTATTTCCCCAAACAAGTATTTGCCTTCCATAAGCAAAACCTCCGTTTAATGCGAAGTTTAGTCCTATGCTAGGTGTAGGCTGCTTTTCAATCTGAATATCCACGGCAGACTGAACCCTAGCTCTAGTCTTAGGGTCTAGCTTTGCTAATATATCGTCTAGTTGCATTTCCATAACGATTAGTTGTTTGGCAATTCTTCTTCAGATTCAGATGGTTTATCTTCTAGTCTAAATTCAAATGACATAGTTTCGTCATTATATGTTACAGAAAGCTGTACATCTTGATTGTTGGAGTTTATAAAATCTTCAGTAGGTATACTAATAGATTCAATTTTATTTAAAATAGCAACCAAAACTCTTGTAGCGTTCATTGTTTTAAAAACATCTTCTGTATTACTTGTCATCTTACATCCTTAACCATAAGTGTTCCATCTTCTAAGGTTTTTAGAGTTGGCTCGCAAATCATTCCTTCTCGCATTTTAGCCAATGAAATTGGATACATGCTAGAAAAAACAATAGCTCTATTTAAATTCTTATCTTTATCTGACATAACAAGGTGCGCCATAGTTTTGCCAGCTTTTGTTTTATATGGTGTATAGCTTATCACGAACCTTTGATTTTCGTCAATAGGGTATGACTTTGCATATAAATATTTAACAAATGCATCGTCAGAATCCTTATTGATAGAATCAACATCTATGTACCTTGATATTCTATTATCCCCTACAAGAACAAAATACATTTTATTTGTTTCTATTTTTGTCTGCTCTATATCGAATAATCCTACAGATCCACTTTCATCGACAAGCTCAATTCTTGACCAGCCATTACCACGCTTGATGCTTTTGGCCATACCAAACATTACGAATGATCCCAGCTCTTCAAATTCATCAATAGGTCTTGCTTGTGCTTTAACTCTTGGCTCTAAGTTAGAAAGGTTAAAAGAAGGTATCCCTAAAAATTCGTAATAAGACTCTGCTTCTTTGCCGCTTCTAGGATTATCATCAAAAGCAGCGCCCCCAATAGCATTAAGAGAGTTAACGGCCCTAGAGTTAATGCCGCTACCCTTCTTAGACGCCTTGTCGACAAAATCTTTGTAGTTTTCATACGGTCTCTTTTCAATAATTTTATTTGCAATACTGTCTGAAATAAATTTAACTTCAGCTAAACCAAATCTAATTGAATCTTTTTGTAGTGAAAAGTTTACATCTGATTCATTTACATGTGGAAGCTTAACTTTAATTCCAAGCCTCTTGGCTTCAATTAGATATCCTGTTCTGGCATCCTTGTCTCCTTCATTTTTAAGGATCGAGAATAAAAATTCCAAAGGATAATAGCACTTAAGCCAAGCGGTATAATAAGAAAGCATAGAATAAGCAACAGCGTGACTACGATTGAATGAGTATCCAGCGTGAGCTTCGAATGTTTTCCATAGGTTCTCTGCTTCATCGGCGCTGATATGCTTTTTAGCGCCTTGAATAAACTTATCTTTAAACGGACCGAGTTCCTTTGCATCCTGCTTTTTACCAATAACCTTTCTAACCTTGTCAGCCTCTGACCAAGTCATTCCACCTAGGTGTACGCATGCTTGCATAACCTGTTCCTGATAAATAATAACTCCGTATGTATTTTCTGTAAAAGGTTTCATGATAGGATGAATATAGTTAACTGCCTCATCCCCGTGCTTTCTTTTAATATATGAAGCACCTACGGTATTCATTGCTCCTGGTCTAACAAGAGCATTTGATGCAGCCAAATCTTCAAACTTATCTACCTGCATCTTTATAAGTAGATTTGTGTAGGGCGTTGCTTCTGCTTGGAAAACACCTTTAGTGTATCCGTCGTTAAACATCTTGTAAACTTTTTGGTCGTCAAGAGGGATGTTGTAAAGATTAATTTCTTTACCGTGTCTATCCTTAACTGATTTTAATGTATCTGAGATTACAGATAAAGTCTTAAGACCTAGGGCATCTAGCTTAATAAGACCTATATCTGCAACCGTATCCATGTCGTATGCCACGACTGGAATTCTTCCAGACACGTCATCATTTGCATCTGCTCTGGACTCTATTGGTGCATACTTTCTCAAGTCATCTTTTGCCACAACTACACCAGCAGCATGTACTCCAACGCTTCGAATCTTTCCACGAAGACGTTCTGCAAGCCAAGTTACCTCTGGGTACTTTGCTCTAAACTCTTTTGTATTTGGTGAATCCATAAAATCTTCAAATGTATCAATAGACTTCATTGCACGATTAACATCAGATAGAGGAACCATAAATACTCTTGCCGCATCTCTAATTACACCCTTATCTTTAAAATAAGTAAATGTAGAAATAGATGCTACGTGCTTAAACTTCTTCTTCAAATAATCTTTAACCTCTTTACGACGACGGTCCTCGAAGTCTGTATCAATATCTGGAAAGTCATTACGTTCTGGATTAATAAATCTAAAGAAAAGCAAATCATATTTAATTGGATCTACATCTGTAATTCCAAGGGCGTAGCAAACTAGTGAGCCTGCTGCAGAACCACGACCAGGGCCAACCATAATATTATTTGACTTAGCCCATGTAATCATATCTGCAACAACTAAGAAATATGAAGCAAATGCTTTATCTTTAATTATAGATAACTCTTCTGCAATTCTATCCAAATAGACCTGATCTTTGTCCAGAGATAGCCTTCTAAGGCCTTCTAAGGCCATATCAGCTAGTTTCTTGTCAGCATTGGTCTTTGGGATGGGTAGCAGATCCAATCCCTCATAGAAGTCATACTCTTCAATCTTGTCTGCAATCTCCATTGTATTATCATATATATCTGTACGAGTAATGCCTGCTTTATTAAAGTCCGCCTCAATTTCAGACCTGCTTTGAATAAATAGATTATAATCTTGAAATGATATTCTACGGTCTGGGTATAAGTAATTAAATCTATCCATCATGTCTGGCATTTGTCTAGACATTTCAAAGTCTGCATCTTTATCTGACTTAGGAGATGTTGATAGAATAAGCATTGCTTCTTCTAATACTCTATCTTCTTCTTTAGCAAAGTGAGCATCTCCTGTTGCCACCGCTTTTATCTTGAGTTGATCAGCCAGCTCCAAAAGCTTTGAGTTGATTTCTGTCGGGTTATGAGATTGGACCTCAACGTAAAAGTCTTCACCAAAAGTTTTCTTAAGGTCTTGAAGTACAAGTTTTGCTTCTGAGAATTCCTGGCGTTCAATAGCCTTACTAATAAGCCCGTTAAGGCATCCAGACAATACAATAATACCTTCTGCATACTCTTTCAATACCTCTCTATCAATACGTGGCTTATGATAAAAGCCTTCTGTCCATGCAAGCTCCTGAAGGGTGTTGATATTCTCTAGACCCTTTTTATTCTTAGCTAAAAGAATAATATGGTTATAGGCCTGAATTGATTTATCTGTCTTTGAAGACCTATCAAATCTATCTGTTGGAGAAATGTATGCTTCCACTCCAAGAATTGGCTTGATTCCTTGCTCTTTACATGCAATTTGCATTTCACGATGTGAAGATAATGTTCCGTGGTCAGTAATAGCCAGAGAAGTCTGACCAGCTTCTTTCGCAGCCTTTACAAGTTCGGCAGGAGAATTAAGCCCATCCATTAATGAATAGAAAGAATGCACATGCAAATGTGTGAAGTTCAACTTAATTCTCCGCCTATACTCTCTCTTACCAGTCTACGCTGCTGCTTGTTGAAGATGACTCTCGTTCTTCTGGAGCTGACTCACCAGTATAGAATGCTTCCTGCTCTGCGTATGGAACACTACGCACTGCTGTCTTTTCTAAATCAAACAGCTCAACAGCAGAAAAGTCAAATGGCTTTTCATCTTTAGCCAACGGGATAATTGTGTAGCTTGTGTCTGTCTTAAGACCACTACGCTTTACACGCCACATTAGATTTGTGATACTTCCCATTTCATTTGCATATTCAATCAATGTTGGTGTAATTGTTTTACCACTCACTCCTTGAGAAAGAATTGCTACATATGGTTCAGTCTTTCCGTCATCGACTAGAACGTTAATGTATAGACGTTTTCTTGCGCCCCAACCAGCCTTTGGATCCTTGCGGTGCTGCTCTTGAGCCCAGTCACGGCCTTCATCTTCCATTGTGTCTAGTGCCTTACGGCGATAATCTTTAGGGTTTGTGTGTTCAATTGCAAAAAATCCGCAACCCATTTTTTCATTATAGTGTGGTGAATCTGGATCAAGCTCTTGTAAGAAGCGAATCTTTACAGCTTCTCCATCTTCAATCTTTAACCACTTTGCCTTGCTATCTTCTGAACTAGTGTATGTAACCTTGTCCATTGCCTTTGTCATTCCTGACAAACCTTTTACTATTCCCATTTTATTCTCCTTATGTATGTAACGGTATATATCCGTTTGTAACCACGTATTTTTTAAGTTCTGTATTCAAAATTAGATATGGCATTTGTTATGCAGGCTTTAATATCTTCATCAGACATATCACCTGCATCTTTTACACCCTCTGGATATATTCTACCATAAGAATGCGATGCCCACAAGATGTTTTTATTACTTAATTTGTAAGCAATAGCCGAACCTAAATCTCTTCCCGCCTTATCTGCATCAGTCATAATAATAACTGTATTGAAGTATCTGTTTAAAAGCCCTAAATTATCTCCAGATATATGACCGCCAAGAGTGGCAACTACATTAGGAAAGCCAGCTTGGTGAACACGAATAGCATCAAAGCTAGACTCTACAACTATTACTCTGTCACCAATTTTCTTGGCACGATGAATATTAAACATAGTCTTGCTTCTTGGAAGGTCTTTACTATTCTTAAATCTTTTATCGGATATGGATCTACCAACAACCCCGACTGGAGTTCCATCTGGACTATGTACTGGAACAGTTATCATGTCCATATTTTCAGAATACCCTAACATAAAATGTTCCATTGATTCTAAATTAATTCCACGAGAAACTAGATACTCTTTTGCCTTGCTGCTTTTTACTAAACCATCATATAAATTTTTTAAGGTAGCTTCTGGGAACTCAACAAACTCTGGTTTATCTTGCAGCATATCTTTAAGAGACTCATCAAAATTTGCTAATGCTTCAGACTGCTTAGACTCAATAAATCTTAGCGACTGAAACTCATTTTTATTTAATATCCTTTTAACAAGGTCGCTCAATGTTCCAGCTTCTCCGCAGGATGGATTAAAGCAAATATATGCGCCTTTTGTTTTACTTATACTAAAACTTGATGTATGTCTATTAGAATGAAATGGGCAGTACGCAAGATAATCATTTGATGTCTCGCCCACCATATCTATTCCAAGGCTTTGTACTATTGATTTGATATGGGCAGGGGTGTACTCCGAGCTATCAACTTGCCTTGAGTTATACCCTCTAATTGCCATGACTTCTTCTTTCCTACATAGACTCCGTGGATAGTCATTAAGAATTTCCACGTTTGACCATCAAATTCTACCGAAAAGGATGGGTCAATGTCAAGTACTCTGGTGTATCCATATTCTCTCATTTGATCTACAAGCAAGTTTTCATACTGTTTCTTGATCTTAATCATATTAGAATCATCTAGAAACTCAACCTGTATTTGAAACCTTTTAATGTTTTGATGAGTCATTGCTCAGCTCTGGAAGATCTTCGTAAATTGGAGTAATAACACCTCTGTTAATATCCCAATCAAGGAAGAATCTGAAGTCGTGTCCGTGTCTATTCTTTCTAGACACCACCTCAATTAAATCTGTATTGGCATGCTTGTGAATAGCAATAGCCATATCTGCATCATACTCAATTGCTTTTGACCATGCAACTTGGCTCATCATCGGAGGCTGCTTTTGGTCTGAGATATCATCTGCAGTTGCTGCAGTAATATCAATAATTGGAATTCCATTTGTAACAGCCAATAACTTAAAGTCTCTTGAGATATTTCTATTTCGCTCTACTTCAGAGTTACTTCGCTTGTTATCATTAAATAGTTGATGGTAATCTAAAATTACTAAGTCTGGCTTATGCTGATCAATCTTTCCTTGAATTGTTGCTGGTGTTACTTCTCCAGCACCTTCATTAGAAACAAGAATGAAGCTGTTCTTTCCTTCAGTTTTTTTCTTTCCCCAAGTTTTAAAATCATCAATGTTAATGTCACCTTTTGAAAGGTCGCTTGCTCTAAACAATCCAGAACCAAGCATTGTATATATTCTGTCTCGCATATTCTCTGGTGCCATTTCAAGAGAAACAATCATAGGCTTAAAGCCTTGCTCCCAAGCTTTGCATGCTAAGTATGATGTGAACCAAGTCTTACCACGTCCTGGCCAGCCAATAGCAACGATAAGGTGTCCTGGAGCCATACCTGTTGGGTAAGCTTTATCAATTGCTTCAAATCCAGTTAGGATTCCTGGGCTACCGCCCATTGCCAATGATCTAGTTCTTACTGACTCGTAGTGTCTTTCTGCTGAATCTAAATCTGTTATATCTAAATCTTTTACATTATTAGTATATCTGCTTAGGTTTGCTAACTGTGACTGCATTGTACCAAGAACCCTAGAAGGAGCATCGTCCTTCAAAGAGGAGCCAGCTTGAAGAAGAATGGTCTTTAGTTTGTTGCCAACAAATTCATTTTTAAGTTTATCTAAATAGTATCCAGTCTCTCCTTTAGTTTCAACTGGCTCAAAGTCTTTAAACTTATCTTGAAGAATAGTTGCTTCTGGTACAGCTCTAAACTTATAATAATATGACTTAAGGCCTTCCCAAATATCTTTATGAGAAACGAATAGGTCGTCTGAGTTATCTGCAAGTATGGTGCTGATGTCTTTGTTCTTGCATACCGCTGAGATTAGCTCGGCTTCTGTATTCATTCATTACCCTCAATCATTTTTTTTGTTTCCTGCAACAGACGGCTTCTGTTGGCTTTGTCTTCTTTAATCTGCATCATCATGTCTTCTATTCTTTCAAAGTTGTTATAGAAAAAATTAAGCGGGTGCCTATTCTTTCCAGTCTCAAAATAATAGTACAAAACATCCTTTGCACGATCAAACCCTATGCTGTCAATCACATCTTGCATAGCCCATTTTTCTTTATATCTATTAATTGTTGGCTTTGAACTGTATAGGCCTTCATATAGATTTGAATATAAAGATAGCAGGATATAGGGTTCTTTATTTACTGCCACGCAATTCCTCTTCTACTTCTTGAGTCTTTTGAATGAGCTTGTCTTCAACAAACTTGTAAACTCTATCTGCTGCTGCATCTACTGTTTCGCCGTCTCTAACAAAATCGTCTACGCCGATACCAATTTTAATGCTTTCGAAGTTACCTAAGTTACGTGTAAAAGATAGATCAACTCTAACCTGAGTTCCCTTTTCCATTAGTGCTCCGCCTTTCTATGTCTGCTTAAAGTGTCGTGGGCAAAAATGCCCCAACGCACTACCAATTCTTTCTTACATATTTCACATACTACAACTCTTGCTGGGGCTACTCTGCTTTCCATACTGGCACAAAGTTCCCTTCTGTTGTCTTAGTATACAATATAGTGTTGTGTTTGAGAAGAGCCCTCATTTCATTTCTTGAAGGCATGTTATTAGAATACCCTGATTCTAATATAAACTCATGAATGTCCATAATGTCCGATTCACTATACATAAATTTATACCATGTGCTATCTGGATTACCTATTGGATATACTTTTTGAGGATATCTTATCTTCCCGTCCAAAATATAATCTTCTATAGTAACCTTATGCTTGCCAAGCATTTGAGCTACTTGACTAGTTGAATATGCATTCTCCATAGTTTTTAAAACTTGTGAATAAGAATACATAAGTCTTTTTTTATCTGGATAGCACCAAGCAACCATTTGGTCTTTAGATCTTGAATGACTTAATACTTTATGTATCTTGTTATTTAAGAAGAAATACCGAATGCTTTTAGCTGACTGTTTTCTCTTTTTTCTATCCATTTACCTAGTGCACTCGTATCCTTATTAATCATCCATCTTTTACCGCACATCATGCAGAAAAGCTCTACGTGTAGTTTTTGTGAAAATACTCTATCTACAAAAACTCTCCCCTGACACTTATTGCATTTCATCATAGCGTAAATAGCTTCCCATCAACAACACATGAGTAATCTGGTGCCACATGGATCATTTGAATATGTGGGTAGTCATTTACAATATGTGCAATGGCAAAACCCTTTTGCCAATCATGGTGCTGCATATATTTCATTCCATCTGATTTTTCATCACACATGTGGCCAAGCTCATAACCTCGAAGAGTTTCTCCCTGTCCACCGTTTCTTAATTCATAAGTAACTAGGTGTGATGCTATTCTGTGAGAATGTCCTCTCATCAAAGATATCTGAAGGTCTTCCATGTCTTTTCTTACTGAACCAGTTGAAGCAATTGAAAGCCCATGGTGAACGTGTATATCTCCGAATCGGCGCTTTGGAAGTTCATTATAATAAATATACTCATAGCCTAAAGAGTCTAAGCTCCACATTGATTCTGGAGTTACCTCAGAAATATACTCTGGCAATTTAGCATCTACATAATTAAAGATTCTAATATCATGATTTCCTAATGCTGAAAAAAGCTGAGCATCTGGAAGCATCTCTCTTGTCTTTGCATAAAAGTCTCTTGCGCCTTTTGCTTCATGCCTCATCATTGGAACAATAAGATCTTTGCTATCATTCTTATGATAGTTTAAAAACTCTGCTGATTTGCCCTCAGTATACTTGCTATAGCAAGCCTGATCATCTGTGTCTCCAAGGTAGTCAACGACATCTGGTTTAAACCACTTCATGACTTTAAACCAAAGCGCAATCATCTTATCATCTTGATACGGAAATTGTTGATCGGATGATATCATCCACTTTAAATCGTTGCTCATTAAAACCCTTAATATATATAAAAGCCACGATATCGTGGCTTAACGTTATAGCAATTGTAACATATTAAATCAATGTGTCAATAGATACTTTAAGGGTTACTTATAATCTTTTTACCTGCACTCAACCAGTGAAAATTAACTGGTCCAGAGATAGTTTTTTCAGCATACACATTAAGCTTAGTTGATCCCGCCCACTGTCCAGAAATAGACCATCGCATGTTATTAGTTTTAGGATCTTGGTTTCTTGGTGTTGCTACAACATAAGCAATTTCATATCCTGGTCCCCAACCTAAATCAATGTCAATTGAGCTAACCTTTCCACCAGGCAATCCAGTTTCAAATGTGACTACGCCAGCCTCTAAATGCATTCTAGATGACTGTGTGATACTACCTGCAGTTGTTGTACTAAGCTTATAAGACTCATCAGACTGAAGCTTAATGTTATCTATTTGAGTTTGAAGATCCTGTAATTTTTTAGGATCTACTGGCTCTCCATCTTGAAATGTTACAGTCATTATTCCCCCGCTATTTTGCTTTCTATATCTTTAGAGTATTGATCTATTGCTTTTTCTCTTTCATTTTGAGCGTCTGCCATTATTGTTAGATCTGCTCTCAATATTGAAATTTTTAATTCATAATCAGCGACCAACTCAGCAATCCTTTGCTGCATGGCTGTAATTATTAACTCTTCCTTTGAAGACATTTTTGCCTAACTTATTCTGATAAAGTAGATATCTCTTCAACAAGAGCTTCTATTTTTTTGTTTACTGCAGCAATTTGAGCATTAACAGATGCGACAGCATCTGCAGATGGCACATCTGCTGCTTCCTCTTCCATCAAGTTTACTTGTAGGTTATACTTTGAGTAAGCAAGGGTTCTTAGGTGAGACTCAATGATTGAGCTTTTTTCTTCGTTTGATAGTGTGTATTCTGACATCATTACCTCCTATTTATATTATACCATTACCATTTGCCGATAGGGCAGGTGGCACCTTGAAGCTTTGTTTTTGCTGGCATAAAACAGCCACATTCCTGACATGTCTTTACACCATTATTAAATTTTGGGCACACCTGACATAATAAATATCTTTTGGAAGACTCTTCTTCAGATGCATATTCTGTGTTAGGATTTAAAAAATCCCATGGCTTTACATCATTTGAAGATATAAGCTTTTTTGCTTGTTCCCACTTACTTGTCATTGATTCCCCTAAATTCAAATCCATATCCATTCCAATAATAATCTGCACCTGCTTTAGGCAAATCTGGAATATCTATTTGTACTTCAGATAAATCAATTAAAGTCGGACTGCTTGAAAGACCAGCCCTAAGCAGGTCAGTTCCTGGACCATCGATATTAAACCACCCAGCATATTCCCCATCTACTAAAACAACATAAGTGCTTCCGCCCATGCTTGATTTATTCATGTTAGACCTTTCTACTTGTTATATTCTATCATTTTATATCAGATTGTCAACACTTAATATTTTATTAACGCTCATCACCCTGGAATGATGGGAAGAATGGTCCATCAAAGAACGGTGGGAAGAATGGTGGGAAGAACGGTGGGAAGAACGGTGGGAAGAACGGGTTAGCAGGGAAGCTAGGGCCACCCTTGAATGATGGGAAGAACGGTGGGAAGAATGGGAAGAACGGTGGGAAGAATGGGAAGAACGGTGGGAAGAATGGGAAGAACGGTGGGAAGAACGGTGGGAAGAACGGTGGGAAGAACGGTGGGAAGAACGGTGGGAAGAACGGTGGGAAGAACGGTGTTGTAGAGCATGGAATATATTCAGCTTCAAAACCACTTACTTCACGAGATGAAAGAACATCACAGCTTGAGTTTATGCAAGTTTCTATTGCAGTCCAAGTTCTAGTCCTTCCACGTTCACCTTGCACACAACTACCGTAAGCACTCCAGGCAGAATATGAACGTGCTCCAGTTGTACATCCTGCCGTACAGCATGAAGTATATTCAAAATCTGTACCGTTAACTTCTGTTGTGCTAGTGCCACAGCTAGAATTTATATTAGTTTGAATTGCTGTCCAAGATCGTGATCTGGCACGTTCTCCTTGCACACAAGATCCGTAAGCAGACCATGGACCATAAGTTTTCTCACCAGTTGTGCTACTTGGTACACAACATGAAGTAAATTCAAAATCAGTTCCAGAAATTGTAGTGGTTTCTGTTGTACAGCTTGTAGTAAAGCATGTTTGTTCTGCTGTCCAGGATCGTGATCTGGCACGTTCTCCTTGAATACAGTTACCATATGCAGACCATGCTCCGTAAGTCCTTGCTCCAGTTGTACAAGACTGGACGCAACATGAAGTATACTCATATTCAATGCTATTTACTTCATTCTGTGAAACTATACCACAGCTTGAATTAATGCATGTATTTATTGCTGTCCAAGATCTTTGCCTTCTTCTTTCTCCTTGCACACAAGATCCGTAAGCAGACCATGGACCATAAGTTTTAGTTCCAAGTGTACACCCAGCAGTACAGCAAGGAGCGTATTCAAAATCTCTACCGTTAACTTCGTTTGAAGTTGTTGTACAGTTAATTGTGTTGTTTGTCTGTATTGCTGTCCATGAACGTGATCTAGCACGTTCTCCCTGTATACAGTCGCCATATGCTGTCCACTCTCCATAAGTTTTAGGTCCAGTAGAACTGCTTGCAACACAACAATCTTTATACTCAAAATCAAGTCCACTTTCTTGCGTTGTAGTTGTAGTACAGTCTCTAGTGAAATTAGTTCTTGTTGCTGTCCACGGCACAGATCTTGCAATTCTTCCATCTTGAATATTACATGTTCCCCAAGCATTTGGTGTCCCATAAGTTTTTGCTCCAAGGGTAGATGTTGGTACACAGCAATCAATCTGTTCTATATCTACACCAGAAAGCTCTACATTTGTAATAACACAATTTTGAGCAGTTGTTTTTTGAATCTGGGTCCATGTCCTTGTTCTTGTTCTTTGTGGATCCTGTGGAGCTACTGTGCAAAGTCCTGTGACCCATTCACCGTAGACTTTTGGCTCAAGAACAACTGAAGGGCAGCACAGGTTATCTGTTTGAGAGCATATTACTGCATAGTATAATCCATTTATAGTTTTATCAGATATCTCGGTTGATTTTGAGCAGAGTCCACCAGTTACCAAAGTTAAGCAATACCAAGTACCTCCGATAACAATACATCTAGCAGCAGACTCTTTTGACTCATAGGAAACTGAAGTTAAGTTTACATTATCAATTTTAGATGTTATTGCTGTTAGACATGAATTGGCTCCCGATGTAACATTGCTTACAGATATAACTTCGGAGGACCTTGTTGCACTTCCACTTGTTGCAGAAACTGTTATATCAAATGAACTGATGGTGCTCCAATTTGTTATGTCAACCTTATACCCTGTTGATGTTATGTCGTAAGGCATTCCTAATTCTGCTGCAATTCCAGACGACAATGTTCTAAAGCTTTTAGAAACCTCGTCGCTTTTGTACTTGTCTCCTTCTCCAGCAAGTGCCGTTACCAAAACGGTATACAGTCTGTTTTCCGTTAATCCAAAAGGGCTGGCAGAAGTATTTGTTGTTGAGGTTAATGGATAGCCAGGCAAAGAGTTACCTGTGATAGAATCAATTAGATTAACTTTATATCTTTCTGCATCTGGAGAATACCAGGATATATCTACAGAGCTTTTTGTCCTATTTGATATATCTATTGTTGGATTTTCTACTTCTCTTGGGGGCACAAATACATAGGATGCAATCTGTATAGTTTCATTTGGATCTGATAGATGTCCATCTAAAGACAACCCGCTATTATAATAATAATCATTTGCAACTGAATAAACGTTTATAATATAGTCTTCACCAGAATCTATCATGGCTTGAGTATAAGTTATAGTTCCTGAATATTGATGATTTGGCAAAACATCTTCGCTTTGCAGTGTGCCTATTCTTGTTCCGTAAAAATCGGTTAATTCAATTATTTGCTTTCCAATAAACTCATCTGTTCGAGATGATGGAAAGTATTGTCCATTTGGATAAGATGCTGCAGATGAAGTTAGGTACTGCCATTTAAAACCAAATATTTTAAATTCAGGCATGCTCAATGTTTCATCTTCAACAATTTGATCACCTGTGCTGTATGTAGTAAATCCAAATGTTAGTCTTGGGAATATTCCTGTTGCACTTGGATACCATGTTGTTGCTTCTAGGTAATCTGATTCTGAAGGATCTTTATCTTCTGCCGCCTGGATTTTTGCCCTAAATCCATTTTTATTTTTTATATCTTCTAATGTTATAGTTGGGCGATTTGATGCTGATGTCGGAACCTGATCTAAATAATCAGAATCCCGATATTGAGAATATTCAAGTTCTTGGCTAACTAAATCTATTGCAGATCCCCAACTAGACATAGCTGCTTTTTGAATTTTTATTAAAAATGATTTAGGATTTTCATACCACTTACCTCTAACAACATACATTTTGTCTTGCTGTGTACATGAGTATTCAGAAGTTTGAGAATTTGGTGATATAAAAACAAGTGCGACATCTGATTTTGGATAGGGGAAAACTGCTCCAAATATTCTTCTCCATATTCCAGAACCTTCATATCGCCATATTGTTCTAAGCTTTACCCACCCATTTACTGCTGCAGAAACTTCTCCACCTGAATCATTGATTCTTCTCCAGATGTTTTTTATTTTTACCCAGCCATTTGTTGCTGCAGAGACTTCGCCTCCTGAGTCATTTATTCTTCTCCATATGGTCATTAAATTACACCATTAAATTCTTGAAAGCCATATGTCTCCAGGGTTAAACGTCACACTTGTTCCGCCAACATCTCTAGACAAAGCCCCGTTGGGCAGGTTTGCTCCTCCATAATGGAATGCTCTACCAGTTGTTAAGTATCCATCTTTATCTTGAACAACGGTTGTGTCTCCACCATATCCGTCATTGTTAGATGAAATACTAAGTCTAATTTTAAATTGGCTATATGGTAAACCGCTTGGATTTATTGAAACAGAGTTAGATGCCCTATCATAAACTAAAGAACCATTTCCTAATGCAAAACTTCCTGCTGTTTTTGTTGTTCCAGATATGGTTGTGTCCTTACCAAGCAAGTAGTCATTTGAAAAATTAACTCCTGTACCTAAAAATATATTAGAGGCTACAAGATCTGTTTGCACATTAAATACTGTTCCATCATATGTTAGCTTTCCGCCTGCTAATCTAAAATTTCCACTAGAAGATATATAGTCTATGTTTCCTGGGTTTCCACTTCCAGCTCCTGGATTAGCAGTGTTCCATACGGAAGGACTTGTAAAATAATGATTTGATCCTACTATGTTACCACCAATTATTGAACCCTGAAGACCATTCAGTCTTATTTCAGAAGATACGTTTGTAGACTTTATGTCTGCTCCGTCAACTTTCCATCCCTGATCAAGCTTGTATCCAGTTGCTGTTGTTGCGTCAGGTATTAATGTTCCAAAATATGCTTCTCCAGTCTGTACCATTCCCTTAAGCACTGCATCTCTAGCTACAAGTTTACCTGCGTATGTTACGGAAAAATTAGGACTTACCGTTCTAGATCCACCAGCCCATATGGCTACATCTCCTGGTGTAGTTGTAGCAAAAAATCCAATATTGCCAGCTTTGTTTATAGATGTATCATCTATTGTCCAACCAGCAATTGTTCCTTTGTTAGCAATAATTCCAGATTCAGTGTCTAGCTGGAAAAGCTTACCAGATGAGTTGGTTCCTTGGATTCCAATACCAATCTTTTCTCCAGAAATATTTGTTAGCTTTCCTATTTCAAATTTTCCAGATGATGTTGTTACTCTAAGTTGTCCATCTACAGATGATGTTCCTATGTCTACAGAACCAGTAAATGCTCCAGCATTGGCATTTATTTTTCCAGTTATTTCTAAATTAGTTCCGTTCCAAAGTAACCAGTCGTTTGTTCCTCCAACTTTAAATCTTGCAGCAGATGAAACGCTAGTGTTTCCAGTTACATACCAATAATTTTCTGGAGCGATGTATAAACCTTTATTTGAGTTGCTTCCACCAATTCCATATCCAAGCTTCATATCTCCAGCAGAAATTGCTACATCTGTTTTTAATGATGTGTTTGCTGGGATAACTATATCTGGATACTGCTTATACTCAGAGTTATCATTTCCATAAACATCGTATGTTGTTACAGCGATCTGATAAGTTTGTCCAGCTTTTAATCCATATAGATATGTAGATAGAGTTCCTCTTCCTGGAACAGACATATATGTATAATTAGCATCAGAAGCAGTCTTGTATCTTATTCTATATCCAGAAGTTGAAGTATCTGTGTTTTGTGTCCATGTAAAAAGAATCTTTTTATCAAAATTAAATAGACCATTTGAATCTTCTTCAACAGTAGTAGATCCTAAATCAAAGTTATTTTCTGGTGGTAAATCGTCAAAGACTATTGGGTCGTATGCTTTTCCTTCTTTTATATCTGAATTTAAAGACTCACAGTCTGAATAAGAAAGATGATTTAGTTTAACATAAACTGTTGCTAGGGTATCTAGTGTTATTGAAGCTGGACCAATTCCAGTGTATCTAAGCTCCCAGTTATAAGGACTTTGTGTTTCTGATACGTAAACTCTTGTTTCCCTGTATGTACCATAAGCTGTTCCGCTATCTTGCCATGATACAAGTATTCCGTTGTTCTGGCTAATAACATTCCAAGATGCTGCTGATATTGTATGCGTACAAACCTGATCAACAAAAGGCTCTACAGTTACTGGGCACTGATCTGAGCTTCCATCTCCATAGATACTCTGTATTGAAAATGATGTAAATGAAGTTCTAAAAACTCCACCGAACTGGAATATGTTATTTTCTCTTGTTAACACCCATGAGTAGTTTAGAGAAGTACCAGTTGCTGGTATAAGGTATGATCTTGTGTACCCACCTGCTTGAAGATTAACCACATAGTTTCTTACACGCTGATCATTTTTTGTCCATGCGACATTAAGACCAGCCTTGGCATCCCAAGTTGCGGTAACATTTGATGGACATATGCGTGATGGAGCTGGTGTTTTAAAATTAAATCTATCAGAAAATTCGCTTGTTCCTAAAGCTTTGTCGCTATATATCCAAGCAACCTGCAATGCATAATCTGTATTACAATCTAGATCTGGTATTACAACATCCCAGTAGTCTCCATCTTGACTCTGAGTTATTCCTAGATCTGGATATTGTTCTGACACACTAAACTCCGAACGACAAGTCTAGTTTAAATTCTATTGCTGCTTCTCTTCCAATTACTTTAATCAATGTTGAGTCTAATATAGACCTAGCAATAAGACCATACTCTGGATCAAATGTATCTTCGTCATTTATTCTAAGACCATCCATAGATACAGATGTTTGAGCAGTTGTTGGAGTAACAATAATTCCTAACTTAACAACACTTTGTGGATTAAATGTTCCTGTTGATACCCCAGAAGACATGTTTAAATTCTTTATATTGTTTCCAACTGAATGTCCAGTAAATGTAAATTCTAAGTAATCGGTATCTGAGCTATATAACCTTACCTTCAATGAGGATAGATTTGCATCATTTGCTTTGTATGAAAGTGATAATGTATCTAATGGGTTGTATCCAGATATATCCATACTATCAAGTAAGTATGTGTACTCTTTTGGAGCCGCCGCATTTGATGTAAATGTTAGCGAGCTATCTCCAACTCTAGAGTTTGTTTGATCTAGCTCTGGCTCTGGACTCCATTGATATGGCAATTCAAAGTTAGATATAAATTTGCTTTCGTATAAATTTCTTGAATAAGACTGGCCAGAGTAGATTCCAATTTCATTAATCTTACCTGCAATGTTTGTAGGAAGTGTAGCTGAATATATTACTGTATATTTTACTGGTGATACAGAAGAGTCTATATCAATTCCGCCAACCCTAATTGGAACACGATAAAACTCAAAACCAAGTCTTGAGTTTGTATCCGATAAAGCATATTCAGTTCCTGTTGCAATTCCAATAGCCATTTCTTTTGAAGAAAATGATGAGTTGCCAGCTACAAAATTAGTAAGAAATCTTTTACCAAATTTAGTTATCATGATCTTCCTCCCTGGTTATCTGATATTGTTATTGCGTACAAGAAACCGTCTATCTGCTCTTCGCTTGAATTATAAATTCTAAACTTAGCTCTTGCTCTTTGCATTCCAGACGCATCTTCATACAGCTCAAATCCTTTTAAAACTATGTCTGAAAGCTGAGGCCTTTTACCGCCTTTGGGATCTTCGTCTCCATCTTCGTCCCCAGAAGATCCTGCAGAACTGTTTGATCCAAATGGAAATGACTGAGTAATAGATTTAGTTTCCCCAGACTTGCCCTTCCACACTTCGGCTAAACGAGGGTCATCATCAAAAATGACTGGTATTTTTCCTACTTCAATTCCCATTTATTTATTATACCATTACGCCATTAGATTGCTCTACATGAAAGCGTAGTGGTTACCCCCTCACTATATTGTAAAGAGCATTTAACAACTAAATACTTAGTATCTGTTTCAGACATTCCTAAAACTGGGTATTTAATACTTACAATATCTCCAGCAGAAATTAAAGGGTTTCCAAAAACCTCTATGTCTACAAACCTTCCCTTATTTAATACGCTTGACTTTATCCAATCTGCTAAGGTCTTTGCGTCCTCTTCAGACTGAATCCAAGAAGATTCAAAAACAACAAATTCTTTATTTGAGGAGTCCTCTGACTGATCTGTATCGTAGTCTATCGAGCCTGACCTTCTTATAGAGTTTCCCAAAACATAAAAACTTGTATTGTTGCTATCATCCAAAACCACAGTAGTTGAAGTGTTATTTAAAACGTAAGCTTCGGCACCGAAAGGCTGTAACCTTTGATCTAATACTTTAACATATTTATTTAATGCGGTTCTAAAAGTAATTGGTACGGCTGGTCTAGACCCATCATCATAAGACTCTTTTACTTTTCTTATTTCTCTAGCAGTAGTTCCAAATTCAAAAAGGGCACCTTTTTCGTCGGCAACGGTTTGTCCAGCATTGTAAATTAAATCTCCAAATAGCATAGAAAGAGTATCGTCTGCATAAACACCATTGTATTCATAACCCCTCGTTAACGATCTATTTTTGTATACATCTTCATCAATACTTTTAGCATACAGATATTCAAAGTAAGCAATTCCTTGACCACAGTGTAGTCCAACATTTTTTGTTATTGAAACTGGAGGTATGGTTAAGTTAACAGAATCAGTTCCAGAGTCTACTGCTTCAATTTTAAATCCATTAATAAAAACAGTTATTGTGTTTTTTATAGATTCTTTTTTTACAAGAACGTCTATGTTATATGAACTTCCAGCATAAATTCCAGCTAATGTTTTAGTAGATGTTTGCTGACTATCTTTTAAAACTGTAAGCTTCCCATTTTTTACTCTAACAATCATTATGTCTTTTTGAAGACCAGCGTATGCTGTAGTTCTTACTAAAAGATAATATCCATTCTCACCAGTTTGGTCTAAGCAAAAACCTATACCGCCTGCCTGCTCTGGAGAGTTGAGTTGGCTATCAAAAAACATTCTTGTTCCAAAACAGAAATGGGATTTTGATAAATCTATTGAATTAAATTCTTTTACTGCAATATCAAAAGTTCTTTTATCAGTATCTAAATTAGATATTGCCATAAAGCTTTTAGATACTGTTTCGCTTGATTCGCTGGCTGGTGTACTAAGACTGCTCACCCCAGGTTTTAATTTTGCAATATCTGGAGTTGTAAGCTTTAGCTTTTTGTTTAAAGTAAATTTATTTGAATTAGACTCTCCTTCAGAGTTTAGGTAAGAGCTTAAAGTTTTTTTGTGAGGCATTCTAGAGGTATCGAAAGCTCCTCTAGTTTTTATATTATACTCTCCAGTAGGATAAAAATTTTTATAACCTGGTTTAGCTAAAGCTGAATACTTCCATATGTCAGATTGATTTTTAATTAAAACTCTAATTGGAGGTTTATCACGTGGAGGAGTAAATGTTATGTCTTTCTCGTTAGGTACATACTGGTACCAGGCTCCATCATACTCAATAACCTCTCCGTTTATTAAAACATAACCGTTAAACTGATCTAAAATTTTATCTACTCTTGCAGAATTTATTGTATTTTGATTAAGCTGAAACTTTGTACTGTCGTCATCAATATCTGTTGCAAGTGATCCAGCCCCAAGGAAGGAGGGTTCTGATTTCCAGAGAGGCGAAGATGATTCTGAGTTGGTAGAGGCAAATGCTGTTTTATATCTTACTCTAACGTTGTTAGCTGAAAACAGCTCTTGGGTAGACAATCTAATTATGTTAGGTGCATATTCTACATTAGATCCAGATTTGATCTCTTCATTTGTAAATATCCATGAGCTTGGCAAATCTTTGTCGTATATAAAATTTCTACTGTAAAAGTTTAATACATTGTATTCATCTACAAATGCGTTCATCTGGATGTCTCTACATAGTTCTTGCAAAACTTCCCAGACTGTTTGTTCACCGTCCGACCACCAATAAATTAAAGATGGAATGGAGTCGTCATCAACCTCTCCATCTGTTTTTTTAATATTTATCTTATAATTAGAAAATCCAACTGAGTCTAAAACTCTTTTAATTACTGAAGTTACAGGTGAAGACTCTACTAAAAGCTGAGGGCACACAGTATCCTGAAGTATTTTTGCAGCATCTGTTGCATCTATAGATGCTTCTCCAAACTCTGACAATGACCAGGAGGTTACATAAAAAACTCCTTGAGGTATCTTTTGCACTGAAGATCCGTCTCCAATATTTATGTATGGTTTTATAATTGCATTCTTAAACAAATATAGTTTTGAATTATCTATTGGGCCAGACCTATCATATTCAACTATCTGTCTAGATGTAGTATTATATTTTGTTATTATAAGGCTAAGGTAGTTTGCCGTTATTATTCCAACTGGAACAATTGATGTACTGTCTGAAGTAGTTTCTTTATTTACTGTAAAAGAAACAATATCTGAATCTATTGGCATAACCCATCTTGGACTAAACTCAATTACTCCCAAAAACTTTCCTGTATTTGAATTAACTGCAGTCAAAGATATCTTCTTTAAATATTGCGTTGTTGTGTATGCAGTAGGTTCTGTTGTTGACCAAGTGGTGCCGTTGTAATATATTATTGCTTCCCCGCTTGAATTAATATTCGTGCCAGATGAGCTTATTGTTGTTCCGTCTTGCTTAACTCCAGATATTGTCCAAGATGTAGGTGTATCATGACTTGTTTCAAACCTTGCAACAATTTTATTAGCAGGTATTACTTTTACTATAGACTTTGCTTCATCAGAAAAATATTCAAGCGATATATCTATATTAGTGTTTTTAGGCGCTAACCAATATTTATAAACCATATCTGGTCCAGGATAATAAAGCCTTGGCCTTGTTCCAATATCTAAATCCCTTGGTCTTTCAAAAGAATCAACGGGGGTGTCTGTGTTATTATTTGTATGAACTAGATATTTAATTCCTGGAGATAGTGGTCTAAATGGCTTGTAAATAGTATCTATTGGAAATAGCTTTTTAAAAGCAGGACCAAACGGGTTTGTTAAAGCAGATGATGTTGCTTTTATATATTCAACCATAGAGTTTAGATTGTATTCAATTGTAGCTCCAGCTGAAGTTGATAAAGAATATCCTTTTTTAATTAAATCTTTAGTTTCATTTGATACAGCTATCATACCTGCTCCAAAGATATGTTAACACTCCAAAATGTTTGTAGTCCTCTTTTAATAACTGAAAAACTGCAAGATGTAAACATTACTGTGTAAGTATAGTCATCTGATAAAGCTCCGTCAGACTGCTCAATTAAATCGGTACTAAAAACTGTTGGGTTTAATTTAATTCTAAAGGGTAGTTTACCAGCAGAACTTTCATAAAAGTTTTTCAAATCTTCTGCGCCCCAAGCACCGTCAACTGTTTCATTTCTAAAAGAAGGTAACATTTCCCATGAAATATTTATATTAATCTTATCGGCCACAACATACTTTCTGAGTGTACCGTTTGACATTCTAGATGACTTCTCAATTCTATTTGTATCTATTGAAATTGGCTGTCTATTGTGCTCAGTAACTCTTCTAAATCTTAATTGATTTTTAGAGCTATAAGCCAAGTTGTTTCTAGTTGCTACAGATGATGTATATAAATTACCTGGGGCAACAACAGAAGCCCCCTTATAATCAAATGAGTTATTTGCTGTATCAATTGCAAATGGGTCTAATGCCTCTATGTATAAAATTGAGCCTTTACTTAAATTTTGAAAACTCATTATGACCCAACCTTTCTATTTACTCCAGCTGCCATTTCTTTTAATCTCATTTCATTACGTATTTCTAGTGCAACATCTTTTGCTGTCACGTTTGTTCCATTTAATTCTACATTAATATTATATACTGATCCTGATGCTGCCGCCGTAGCATTTGGATTAAATGGATTCATGTTAGCTGGAATAACAGCTTCATTTTTATGAAGCATTGCCAACATATTTGCAGGAACCATATTGATTCCGTTTTCAAACATTGGTAAACCTAGATTTTTTAATGAAGAATTTGAGAAGTTTTGGACAAGTCCACCAGCTGCCATCCCTGTAGGCATCCATCCTTGAGCAGCTACTTGTGCATACCTTATATGATCAGGTATATCGGTTTTTCCTGCTCTTATTGCATTTTCTAAAGCAATAATTCTTTGTAGCTCTGGTAAAGCTGCTGGCTCTATATATCCGCCTGGACCATATGGGAAGTTTTCTGATGTGCGCCCCATGGATTCAATCCATCTTACAGTTTCTGGCCTAAGAGCATTTCTTAATTCATCATTATACCAAGTCAGTCTGTCTTGTTGCTGTCCAATTATGCTATTTGGATCATTAAATTCGTCATAGGGGTAGCGAGGAGTTGGTGTTGCAGAGGATACGGCTTCAGTTTCATGATTATTTTCCCAAGATCCGATACCTTTCCTTGGCTCTCCAGTTGATGGCTTTGCTTTCTTAGACTTTTTAAGTTTCATTAGTGTATCTAGATAGCTCTTTATGCCAGTAATTGAAGTTGCACCATAGTAAGGATCATCTGCCATAAACCCACCGATACGAAGAGCTGATGGCCTTCCCATGTCAGTTAAAGTAGGTGAATGTTTTATTCTAGTAATTGAAACTGCTTTATTGTATAAAGCTTCTGAAAGATGAAGCCATCTATATTCTGGATGTGTTCCACGATAGCTAATGTGTCCAGTAACTGGATCATAGTTTATCCAGGACATTTGTTTTTTAGTAACAGGATCTAGAATCTCTACTTGGTGCATTCCACCTGCGCCAAAGCCTTCTGAAGTTACTCTTCCTTCTTTTAAACCTTCAATAAATTTGTCTATGTATTTTGCATCAGTAGGTAAAATATCTGCTTTCTCAAACCTAAAAATATAATCTTTTCCGTTTACCTTAATAGACTCTTCTATAATTTTTGGCAAATTCTTATTTTCTTCAATAAGATTAGCGGCAGTGGTATTTTTTAAATCTGGTAGTGAAGTAAAATTATTTCTCCTTGCTGCTCTTATTGCATCAGATAGCGCAAGTTCATATCTTGCTTTTGCAAACTCTGGTGTGTCAACCTTATCTGCTTTTTTAAGAGCCACAAAATTACTTCTAAGTGTAGCGTTTGGAATAAGGCTAACTCTAGCTTCTGTTGGTAAATCTAGAGTTGCTTTATTTATTAAATTATATGCTGCAGAACGTGCACGAAGTGTATTAACTCCCTTTAGAGCACCCACTCCTGGAACAAAATTTAATCCTGCATTAGCCCAATCACCTTTAGTTGCGCTTCCCTTTGCAATTTCTCCGAAAGGATGAATCATAGCTTTCATCAAGCTAGAAACATCTGATTCATAAGATGTTGGATTTAAAGCTTTTCCAATTCCATCTTTTCCAAATGTTGGAGTTTTACCTTGAAAGTAAACACCCAAAAGATCTGAAGCTAATGATGTAAGTGGCGCAAGAATTCCAAATGGGGAACGAGTGAATACTTTACCAAATCCCTCTGAGTAGTTATTTATAGGATCATCTATTTTAGATTCATAATATGAAAGATTTTTGTTTTCTTTTGCTTTTTGTTTTTGGTTTTCAGCCTTAAGTGGAGTAAGCTGAAGTCTCATCTTCTCGGCTTCGGTTTGCTTTCTGCTTAAACCAAACGATCTCATGCCTAGGTCATGAGGTGCACTTGAATGAGTGTGCCCTACTGGACCCCCAGCATGGAACATTAATGGGCCAAGTCCGTATGCTCCATTACCAATGCCACCCATAGAAGCTCCAGAGCCTGCCAAACGTATAGGGTCTCTATCTATACCCATCCCTGGGCTTGCAAACGGCTTACGTGGCTGCTCAGCCATTTGATGCATGTAGTCTGAGTGCTGTGGAACATCTCCGCTAAAATTAAGTCCTGGTATTTCTGTTCCGCCCCATATGTCCATACCTGGGCTACGTGGTCCAATAAATCTTGAAAGCTCTCCCCAATATTGTCCAAAAGGATTTCCTATTGGTTTTCCAGATCTTGAATATGGAACCCCTGGCTTCTTTTGTCTTGGTACTGTTATAGGCCCACTAATCCAATTTCCAGAATTAGTTAATGAGTTTACGACTTTTCCACCTTCTGCAAACTTCTTTATGCTTACCTTTGTACCTGCAAAAATTCTTGACCCACCCATATACTTTGGATCTTTTAGCTGAGGATTCATTTCCATTAATTGCTTAACAGTAATACCATACTTTGCAGCAATACTAGATAGTGTATCTCCTCTGTTTACTGTGTATCTTTCATTTTCATAATCTGATTTAGCATCATCTGCGCTGTAGTATTCTTGTGTGCCGTATCCATATTTAATGTTATCTACTGGCTTATATGAAGGTCTTCCAAATCCTACAATTGGAGCATTCTTTAAATTGTATTGTCTTACTTTTCTAAGTACGGCTCCGCCGCTTCTTTGACTTCCAGAGCCTGATGTGTTTCCTTCTATAGTTGAAACTGAACTCTTTCCTAAAACATTTCTTACAAGACCAACGTGAGAAATTCTGTTTACGCCGTCTCCTGGGAAATCCATAAAGGCTAAATCTCCACGACGTGGATTCATGGTTGTCCACTTGCCACTCTTCATAAATGATTGAGCTCCGCCAGGAGTCCAAATCATACTTGACAGATCTACTCCAGATTTTTTTGCTGCCCAATTTATAAAGGCGCCACACCATGCAATAAATCTAGTTTTTAGATCGTAGGCTTTTTGTGCAAAGCTACCGAATATTGTGTCATTGCCTCTTCCTTCTTGATAGCCTAGCATAGACTCTGCTGTTTTGATCATTGCGTCTGCTGTTCCCATAGTGCCAACTTTTCCACCATTTGCAAATCTGCCAGCGTTTAAGTTATCTAAGAAACCTGATCCAAATTGTCTTTCAGCTTTTTCAACTGAACTTGCTCTAATTACATACTCTCCATTTGAAAGATAAGCTGGAATAGAATCAGATGTTCCTGTGCCTGGGCCTCTTACATCTCCACCTGGATTAAAGTGTTTAACTGCTCCTCCAGTGGCCATCTTAACTCTGGCACCCTTTGTTTTCTTCTGATCATCCCATGAATAAACTTCTGTTCCAGAATCATTGCTTATGTAGTCTTTCCCATTCCAGCTAAATCTATACCATACAACATCATTAATGCTAACCATCTTTGAAGATCCAGAAGATCTTGCATTTTTAGCAGCCTCTATTGCATTTTTTCCTCTGCCTTGCTGAACTGTATCTTTTCCAAATTCAACAGTACCCTTTGGTGTGGGTGCCTTGTAACCTCCTAGTGCTTTCACAAGGTCATCACGAAGTTTAGATAGGGTTACTCCTCCAGTAATTAAAATTGCTAGCTTGCTTACAGCTGCAACATCTTTATCAAACTGGGAAAGAGAATCATTGTTTACTGTTCTATTTTCTGAAAGAATAGGTCTTCCCTGTGCATCAAATCCAGTTGGAGATCCAGTAGTTACTTTTTCAGGAACTTTTGGCTTTCCGTCTGAATTAAAATATCCTGGGAATGCATTTCTTATTGTTTCTGCAAGCAGGCCTGGTCCAGTCCCAGCCTTTTGCATTTCTTTTAGGAAACTAATAAGCTGTCTCTTAATATCTGCTTCTTCTTCAACTCTATCTTTACCTGAAAGAAGCTGTGCATTAACAGCTCTTGTACTAAGCTCGTTATACTTTGACTGAAATTTTTCAAGAGTGTCTTTTATATCAGCTGCTACTGCAGAGTCATCTTGATTATTTTGGAAAACAGTATTCTTTTTATCTTGTGCGTCTTGTATTGCTTGTGCATCTTTTTCCAATGGTGCTTTTGCCTTATTAGCCGCATCTTCTATAGCCTTCTGGGCTAACTCTGATTGCCTATTTTGAGTAAGCTGATCTATATCAAGCTTTGCTTGATTTGCTGCAGCCATATCTCCACGAGAAACTGCATCTGCATATTTTATCTGTAGCTTTTGCAATTCTAATGCATAGTTTGAAGCATCTTGAGTTGCCCTTAAGGCTTCTAGCTTTTTATTTTTCTCTTCATCGATAAGTTTGATCTTTTTTGCAATTACTTTTAATTCTTCCTGTGCACTTCTTTGAGAAGCTGCATTTGCTCTTTGAGCTGCTGCAGAAGTTGCAGCAATTGTTTTTTGAAGTTTAGATAAAGCAGATCCAACAGTTGCGTATGTGGTAGCAGAATCAGCAGCTTGTGTTAGCTGGGAAATTCCTGTTCCGATTGCTGAAGTAAATCCAGCAAGTTTTGATGCTAGAGTAGAATCTATTTTGCTTAGATCAATATTTATTCCAGCAGTAAAAAGTTTCCACTTTGCAAGTATTCCCTTTATAGTGTCTGATTCATTAATTATTCCTGCTAGCAAAGGTTGTGTTTTTTGAAGATTTAAGTATACGTCGCTACCTATTTCTTTATTCATGCCTGGGTTATTTGTTTCTGCTTTAGACATAACCATTTCATAAGCTTTAAACTCATCTATAACATTTCCAAGCTCATCTTTTGTTCCAACTAAAGATTTCGTTGCTTCAGAAAATACACCTATTAGTCCTTCAAAACCGTTTCCTACCTCTTTATACCAATCAGCAGTTCCTGTTCCTTTGCTTAAGGTGTTTACCAAATTTCCAACAGAAAATTCTGCCGCTGTAGCTTTATCTGTTATTGCTCCAAATTCTGTATTTGCAAGCAATTTGTATGCTTGAGAAGCTTTATTGCTATTTGCTAAAGCACCGTATATTTTTTTATTTGCTTCTTCAACGCTCATCCCAGCAGCAACCATTTGTGCTTTTTGATTATTAATTAATCTTTGTGTTTCTGCTGTTGTTTCTGATCTATTCAAGGATTCAATTACATCTTTTAATTCTTTTCCTTCTTCTTTTGCCTTCTTAAGTTCCTCTATTGATTGAGGTAGTCCAGGCATACCAATTGAGTTTCCTTCTGCCCCCTTGGCTGCTGCGGTTGCTAATTTTTGTTTATCTATGTAGCCCTGCATGGTTTCTTTAAGATTAAAATACTTTATTCCAGCCTGCTCCGCAGCTTTAGCTGTCATAGAAAGTCCTATAGAGGCATCTTGCTGAGCATCCTTGTAATCTTTATAAAGTTTAAACGCTAAGCCTGCGGCACCGATTGCTGCTCCTATTAAGCCAAAGCCTTTAGCAAATCTTCCAATCATTGCTCCAAATCTTGCCATCTTGTTAAGACCAGTAGTTAATTCTTTTAATGCAGACCCTGCGGATTTTATCCCTGCACCCATTCTACCAAATGGAAGCATTGGAAGTATTGAAGTAGCAGCCATAAGACCCATTCCAGCGGACGCTCCTGACACTTCTTTTCCTAGGATGTTAACTTTTTCTTTGCCCATCAATGCCATGCCGCCCATTGATCCAGCCATTCCAATTCCCATTTGAGAACCCATACTCATACCATTGTATCTTCCAGGAACAGAAATTCCAGCTGCTTTGGCTTGCGCCTTAGTCATTGAAACATCTCTACCACCAGTTGACTCATTGTTTACAAGATACTCTGTTCTTCTCATGCCAATAGTTCCGACTTTTCTGGATTGAACTCCTTCTACACCAGTATCTTTATAGCCTCCAACAAATCCTGGTCCGAATAGTCCCTGCGATGGTGCTTGTCCAGCAGGATATCTAGCTGCAGCATAAGCATTTTGTTCTCTTATGATTGCGTTTTGCGCTCTTTTGGCAAAATTTAATGTTGATGTAGCAGCTGATCTTACAGCACTGCTCATATTTGTAGCAGTATTCTTTATAGACTGAGTAATAACTCTTGCATTTATATCTATAGCTTTTGCTAGCTGCATAGAGTCTACCTTAATTGAATTTCCCATAGATCTAAAAGCTGCTGATAAATATTGAGTTTTCATTGCTGCTGAATTTCTAAATGGGTCAAGCATGCTATTAACCATTACTTGTCCAGGGTTGTAGAAGCTTGTTGTTCCAGTTCTTACCGCTTCTCTACCTAAGCCGCTTGTTAAAGCCTGTTGACCAGTAATTTGACGAGATGAAGCCCTAGATCTTTCTGCTGCTAAATCTCTTTCTCTTTGTGCACGTTGTTCTGCTTCCCAATTAGCTCTTGCAGCAGGGTTTCCTGGTCTGCGTGATCCATCTTTTTTAGGACCGTAAGCATATCTTCCTCGTCTGATTGGACCGCCACCAACTGGTCCTCCAGCATTAAGATATTTTGGATTAGCATGCACGGCATGATATTTACTCCAATCAACCTCAATACCATCATCTAATCTTTTGAGCATTGCTTGATAAGGAGGTCTAAGATCTACAGGTAAATCATTTATTATTTTTAATAATTTTGGACGAGCATCTTCTAATATTTTCTTCATTCGTCGACCATATTTTTTTGGGCTCATCTTAGCAATTATTGGGGCAGTGTCACGTGCAAAATCTTTTCTTGCTCCACCTTTAACGGCAAGTAGATTAATCATTGCTTGCTTTTCCATAGAGTTCATTTCATGAGGTTCTGCAAGACGTGTATTACCAGATGCTTTAGGTAATACTCCAGCTTGCCCGACATCTGGATTGAAATTACCATACACGTTTGCCCTAGATAAATCTTTGTTGTTCAAAAGAAGAGAGTTAGCAAGCTGTCTAAGCACTGTATCTTCATCCCATGGCACATTAGTGTTTGCAAAGCGTGGGTCGTAATCTGATTCTAAAGCAAGGAGCTTGGTTTTTTTTGATGGATCTACTGGATTTGCAACTGTTCTAGCTGTTTGTACTGGAGAATGTATTCCAAAAAGATCTCTTGTAATTTGAGTGCCAATTGGCTCATGGACGGCAGTTAATTCATTAGGAACACCTTTAACAAAAACTTTTTTGTTACCGACCTTATACAATCCAGATACACCAGGTACAGGATAACTCATTCCTGTGCTTGCAGAAATTTGATGCCCATATTCAGTTACTGGCATATCGGCAAATTTACCTAGCGAGCCTCTCGAGCTTAATTCTCTTGCCTTTGCTAAAATCTTTAATTGTTTATCTGGTGCAAGCAATCTTAATGCAGGAGCAATATTTCCATAATTTGATCTACCCTTAGATATGGATCCACCTGGAATCATTCCTCCCATATTGAATGCTCCTGCTACAAGCATTGGCCTTGGAGGTCTTCCAGCAAATATCCATCTTGATCTTTTTGCTGCTGCTTCTAAAAGCATACTTAAAGATTTTCTTTGATCTTTATTTGCCCGTACTACATTTCCAGATGCAATTTGAGCATTGCTCTTAAATAATCCGTCATCTTGCAACGCTGTGTATATATCATCTACACTTGCAAATTTATCTAGACCTGTTTTCTTTAATGCCATAGCAAGGTTTTCTTTTGCATCTTCTGAACTTAAATTTAAAATATCTCTTGATAAGCCTATGGTTTCAAGTGTGCTCATTACATTATTGATACCAGCAGGTAATACAGCACCAACCCCCATATAACCACTAGTTGTATATCCAACTAAATCTTTGCGTCTAAAATGTGCTTTATCGTGCAATCCTTGAATAGATGGGGATCCATCAGCATTTGCAAATGTTGTTGGAGCAATTGCTTCTATAAGATCACGTACTCCAGCAAATCTTTTATCACTTAGCATCGCTTCTCTAACGCCATTTAATTGATAATTTAAAGCTTTGCTACCACTTCTTGGATATACTGTTTCTCCATCTGAATTTTTAACACCAGCCGCATCTTTAACACGGGGAACCATTCCATCTCTTTCTAGCCCCTGCACCTGCTTGATTCTTATTTTTACAAAATTTTCATCGCTTCCGCCAGCTTGAGCTTTAGCTTTATCAAAATTGCTTGTTGCAATACTTATAGCTTTATGAATTGGCAAGTTTTTATGGTTAGCCAATTCAGCTGCATCAAGCATAATCATTCTTACTCTTATATCATCTTCGTATCTTGGATTATTAATAAACTTTAGATACTCTCTATACTGTCTCTTAAAGTTTTCTTCTTTCATTCTAGCCTTAGCAGACTTAGACATTTTTTTACCATATGAATTAATGCCACGCATGATCTGCCCGCCAAAACTATATCCACTATTTGCTGCATCTACTGCTGCATATAGCTCAGGCATTCTTTGAATTTCAGGACCAAAAACTACTTCCCTTGGAGTAAGCGCTGCAGTAATATTTCCGCCATCATTTAAATAAGTGCTTGGAGCCATTGCAACTAATGCAGCATTTGCTGGATCCATTGAAGCTTGCTGATTTAAAACATACCCGCCGAGTGGAACGCTTCCTAGTCTATCGTCGTAATTAATTGAAGATGGACCAGAAACCGTAGTCTTGCTTGGGCCAAATGACTCGATGTCTCCACCAATATTAAACTTAGGCATTCTTGTTGTTTGAATACTATATGGAGCTCCAAATGTTCTAACCCCACGAAGTCTGCCGAACTCTTCCATAACAGAAGCATTTGTTTTTTTCTTATATAGATCTCTAAGAGTAAACTGCCCATTTGCATCAACAACTGGCTGATCCATCATTGGAGCTCTTGTTAAATCAATTGTTCTACCTCGTCCAGCAGCATACATACTTATTGCTGAACCCATATCTGTCTCTATCTGTGCATTAAGAGCAAGTATTCTTGCCTTTGCTTGATCAACAGTTATTTCTGCATTTCTCATTTGCTGAACAATTAGTGCAGATTGAGTTGCTGCGCTATCTGCAAATCTTTGAGTTATTGGAAGAATGTCGTCGAATGTATCTAAAAGCTCTCTACTTACTGTTCCACCCATTGCAATTGTTTTCTTTAGATTTGCAACTTCTTGCTCTGTTTGCATTCCTAGAGTTGCCATCAACGCATGGAATTTTGCAGCCTCTGGCGCAACAATTCCTGTTGATATTCCCTTTACACTTGTTAGCCCTTCAACATTCGGAAGTCTATCGTGCATATAAATTTGAGGGGTTCTAGATATTCCTCTATTTACTGGTATAGCTCCTGGCACACCACCAAACAAGGTGGCTGGGTTATTAGGATCTCTTGGTCTAATGTGAGACATTGCTCTAGTATTAAGATCTCCAACATATGGATCGTTAGGGTCAACTACTCTTCTTCCATGAGCAGGAGCAACAATTGCATTTCCAGCAACAGTAGAGACTCCTGCGTTTACTGGAACTGCGCTCTTCATTGATGCTGCTTGAAGGTTTTGATAATCTAAAACAAGTTTTTGTAATGCATTATGAAGAACTTGAGCTGCAGCGGCATCTGAATAAAATGCATTCTCAACCATTTCTGCTGCTTTTTGAGCAGCAATAATTTCTGGAGTAAGCATCTTCCATCCATTTGCTCTCATAAAGAAAGATCTAAGCTGGACTATTCCCTTTGTTATATAACCAAAGAAGTTAGCAAGTACACCAGTTAGCATAATTAGTGGACCAACTAATGCTGTAAATCCTGCCATAAATGTGAGAGCTTTTTTAATTGGTGTTGGCAACTCAGTAAAGAAGTTTAGAATTTTTGATGCTGCATTTATAAGCTTTGTTGCTACTCCAAGAAACTCTTCTCCAACGCTTGCAAGCTCTGCTTTAAGGCTTTCCATTGCCTTTCTATATTTACCAGATGCAGACTCTGTAATCATTCCTAATTCTCGCTCTGCAATTCCCGCCAAATCTGAGGTACTTGCTTTCATTAAATCCATAACCTGAAGCGTCTGGCTTCCTTCTTTTCCAAGGTTGTTTAGGAGTGCGCTCATTCTTGCAAACTGGAACTTACCAAACATTTGCTCTAGAGCTCTGGCTTTGCTAAGTGGATCTAATTTATTTAAAGCTGTTTGTAAATCTGTAAGCATTCCAGTTGTGTTTCCAGTATTTTTTGCAACCATACCCAGAACATCTATGCCAAAATCAGACATCATGCCAACTGTTTGCTTTGTTGGATTAATAAGAGAAGCTAAACCTGACTTTAATGCGTTTGCACCTTCAGATGCGTTAATTCCACCCTCTCTCATTGCAGTCATGTAAAGAGCTAAATCTTCAATGCTGCCTCCGAGTTGCTGTATAACTGGACCAGCTTTTGGAATTGCTTCTACTAAATCGTTAAGTGTTGTAGAAGTCTGGTTTTCAACTGCGTTAAGAAAGTTAATTGATTCTGTAAGTTGCTGTGTGTTTTGCTTAAAAGCTGTTTGAATTGAAAGAGTAGCTTTCATTGCATCTTGTCTATCTACTTCTCCAAGAATTGCAAGTCTGGTTGTTTCTTCTATAGAGCCTAAAAGGTCGTTGCCCATCTTTCCAGTTGCCGCAATATCAGCACCTAGTGCAATTGTATCTTTAAAAGAAGCTCCCATTGTTTGAGATAAAGATTTTGCTGTTTGCACAACTTCTTCTCTAATTGCTTTCAAGTCTGTTGCAGAAGTTGCAGCTAGTCCACCGTAAACCTTTGTAAGTCTTACAAGCTCTTGATCTGCTTCTCTAAATGCTTTTCCTGCTGCAGCACCAAACATTGTTAATGGAACTGTAAGTCCAACTGTAAGCTGACGACCTGCCCACTGGGTGTTTTTACCCCAGTTAATTAAAGATCCTGCTCCTTCAGATAGTGCACGATTCATTATCTGAAGTTCCATGCGAGCTAGCTGTGCACTATTTTTTACAGCGTCTAATCCTCTTGGGATCATAACGTTGTACTGCATTAATCCTTGAGCATTTCTACCTAAAGGCTGGAGCACTGAGTTTTGAAGCATTACCTGCTCTTTGGCAAGCTCCCTTATCATTCCCTTTTGAGTTGTAGCGTGTTCTCTGAATGTCTGGAAGTAATTCTTAAGCTTTAATCTACCAGAGTCTAGGTTTTTACCAAACTTATCTACATCTGAATTAAGGTTTACAAAGTGACTAGAAAACTGTCCGCTTCCAGTTAGTGTATCTCTAAATAAGTTATTTGCTAATTTTGTTGAAGCAGATATGGCTCTATTAGATGCAAGAAGTTCTCTTTGTAATTGTTGGAGACTAGAACTAGCCCTGTGTACTTCAGACACAAGGCTAGATAAGTCGGCTTTGGCGACTATACTGGTTACAATTTGTTCGTCAGCCACTAATTACTCCTAGAGTATCCTAACCCTGCGCCAATTCCAAATCCAGCTTTCGCTGCAAAGGGCCCTTGTAAAGCAACAACATCATCTGCTGATGCATTTATTCCAAGCGCTCTTCTTTGGATATCTTCAAAGGTAGAACCTTTTTCTTTTTCTTCTACACCATCATCTAATTGTATTCCTTTTAGTGACGCTGCAAACTTTCTTTGGTTATGCTCTTTCTCATTCATCGCTGTTATGGTTTGAACCAATTCTGGCATTGATAAATTTTCTTCTAGTTCCTCATAATTCTTCCAGTGACCCAGAAGAAAAACTTGGCCTTCTAAAGCGGCTAAATCTAGTTCTGACCAGCCAGTACCGCTGCCGCTATTAGGTTTGGGTCGTCCATCTTAATTCCTCCGCAAACTTCAAGGATTCTATTAATTGTTGGAACATCCAATGCATCTTCTAGCTTGTCAAGGTCTGCAACTAGATCTGGAAGCTGTGTTTCTAATGCTACTCCGCATGCTTCAACTAAAATTCCAAGTGTCGCTGTTTCATCTTCTGCATCTTGAACTTTCTTAATTACTTCCATAAACTTTCGTAGCTGCTTGATTGATAATGGCTTGAGCTTTACTTTAGCTCCGCTTTGTAGTTCAATCTCTTCTACATCATATACTGTTGTTGCCAATTTATCCTCCTTAAGGATCGTCTAAATTATTATAGCATAACCATTATACGGATACAAGAACAAAGCCCCCAATTTCTTGGGGGCTTTGATATTAATTATTAATATAATTAAATTGATAGAACGCGGTCAATAATCTTACCGTATTCTGAACCAGCGTGAGCTGAGTCACCTGATGGTAGAAGACGGAATGTTACTGGGAATGTTGTTGCTGCTGTACGAGCCAAAGAGAACTGTGACTGTTCAACAGACAAAACGCGACGTGCATAATATACACGCTCAGTTGCTGATGCTTCTGAAGTTGGAGCCTGTCCAACTGCAATTAGCTGACGCTCTGTTGGAGCTGCACCTAGTGCACCTGCTTCCAAACCTAGTGTGTCAACTGCTGTTGAACCAGTTCCTGTTGATGTAAGTGTTGATCCCTTTTGACCAAATACTGCAAGAACGTTCTCTAGAGTACCTTCTGCCATTTCTGTTGAGATTTGAACCATCATCGCAGACTTGAACAGCTTAGCTGTATCTAGCAACTGGTCAACAGTTACTGAGTCAAATGTTGGCTGGTAGCTGATCTGAAGACCGTTATTTGTGTAACCTACGTTGCGGTAAGCTCCACCGATTGCTGGTGTTGATTCTGAAGGTGTTGCTGTTTGAGTAGCACCTGTTGTTGTTAAAACTTTATTTAGTGTTGTAGTGTAAGACTCTCCTGATGAGAATGCTGGTACAAAACGGTTCTTTGATGCAACAAAAGCGTTTGCTTCGCCTGCATCCATGCTTGAATCGTAACCAGATACTGTTGAATCTTCTACTGACAAGAATAGCGGTGATGCACCAACAAGAATGTTTCTTGCGTCACCTGTATTTTGATATGCCATAATTGTATTGCCTCCTGATTTCATATGAAATTAATATATATATTTTGGCTGGCTAGGCCCTTTCCTCTGTTCTAATTTTACTCTACTACCTTATAAAAGGCAAACTAGGCAAATCTGCCTTTGCCATCTAGTATTCTTGAGTACTTTATCTCTAATACTACATCTGCTGAATAGAATCCTTGGATTTCTTCTGATGGGGCTGTAGATGATATATCTGCTACTTGAATACTATGGAACTTGAATTTATCTGATAATCCCGCCCATTTATTAACATCTCTGGCAGACTCATCCATTCTTCTAAATTCATCAGTTAGGAAGTTTCTTATTTCAACAATATCCAGGATCTCTGGTGAATATAGGGTTAATAGGATTTGCTCGCAACATATCATCCAGTTATTCTCATAGGACATGCCTACTTTATCATAGACTATATGCTTCTTGCCGCTCAAGAATTGATTCATTTCTGGCTGTTGCTGAACTGGGACTATTGGCACAAGTGCCTCTCCTAGGTTATCTGAATAGTAATCATTCTCATCAAATATGCCCAGCCATGTAAGTCTGTTCCATAAGAACTTTCTTATTTCAAACATTGAATCTAATTTATAATTAGCCATTTACGAACCTCGCAAATGCTGCTGATGTGGCAGCCTCTGCTTCATTTGCCAGCTGATTTGGCGAGAAGCTATATTTAACTGTTTTAACTTGTGCTGGAACTCCTAATGCTCTAGACAATGATGAATTAAATAGTCTTTGGAATCCCGATTTTTTTATTGACATGTTAACTAGATTGCCAGTAAAGAAGTATCTATATTGTGCAAAGAATGCATTTTTAGTTGCCGCTCCGCCTGGCTTTCTAACAGTAACTGATTGCCCCTTTGGCATAAATATAGTATATCCATCTATATCAAACACAAGTCTTTCTGAAAATCTTGGAGCAATAACTACAGTCTTTCCCTGCTCCATGATTTCAGCCTTTTTTACAAAGACATGTTTATTCTTAGAATTTTCAGAAGGTACGAAAGATTTGGAATCGGTCAATTCATAATTAAGTTTTAATGATAAGCCATCTGCTGGAAGTTGTTTTAATTTAAACAATCTTGCCTCGTCTTGACCTACCCTATCCCACTCATAAACGTGGTGAAAAGATTTTGGAGAAGTTCTTGATTTTGCATCAATATAATCGCCAAAGTCAACTTGCAATTGATCAAATATTACATTTCTAAATGCTGATTGAAATTGAGCATTTGATGCTAGCTTTGCCATTACATTTGTTTTATAGAATAGTGCTGCAGATATCTGTGCTACTGTGCTGTCTCTTAGAGCACCGCTCACGGGCTTATTGGCCATAAGGTTTACTAATCCGCTTGCTGCTTTAATAGCTAAAATTTCAGATGCCAATTTGCTGGTTCTCCGCTCTCTGCAATGATGCGTTATATCCAACAACATTTCCAAAAGGATCTGATATAGGAGTTGTTCCTATTACATCAAACACTGTTGGTGTGTCGCTTGGATAATTTAGCTCGTACCATATAGGCTTACCGCTAGCATCTCTAATATTTTTTATCTTGTCTCTAGGGGTTAGCCGCTCTGCAGTTCTAGTTTCTACATATTGATTGTTTGAGTACCTATTTGAAAAATTTTGATTGTCGTTTGTTCTATTTCGGCTTTCTGTAATAATTCCTCTAGCATAGCAGTCTAATGTTTTTATGTATGAGAACTCTCTAATAATTGCACCAGTATCTTTATCCTGCTGCTCTTGTTGTCTGTATACATCCATTTTCATGGTCATTAAACCATCTACTGCTTCAAACATTACAATAAAACCATTTGAGTTATGACGTAGTCTGCAAGAAGCTTGTCTGCGTAAGATGATCCTGTTCCGCTAAATGCTTCAGATGAATATTCAAAATCCCAGTCTGTAGTAGATATCTTTTTAATATATCTTTCTCTCCAGATTCTATCTTTAGCAAAGTACATCTTCATTAGCTCTACTGTTGCGTCTCGGACCTCATTTGGAACGTAGTCCCAACCAAATCTAGCATAAACCTTATAAGATTGAGTTCTTCTAAATATATTTGGAGATGAATCATTTATTGATGGAGGAACCATTCCGTTTGCAATATATACATCATTATCAAGTATTGCAGACTGATTTACTCTTATTCCAAAACCGCTCAACGTGTTTTCTATTACCATGCCTAATGCATTTACATTATTGATTCTATCTATTAATAGCTGATCATTTGCATGCAACGTGTGTAACTGGTTTATCTTAATTGGAAAAGAAAGAGTGTCTGAATCGTTTCCTATTGTGTAAAAGTTTGAATCATATAAGTAAAACTTTTGACCAGTATGTCCTTCAATTATATTTCTAGCATATCTTTCTGCCAGCTTTAGTTCTTGATAAGTTTTGTGATTAGGATCATTTGCATCTGACCCAAAACCTAGCTCCTGTGCAGCTTCCTGTATGTCTACATACGGGGTTACAACATCAAGGTACGTGGTATTTGAGTACGAAGCTGAGTTATATTGCCAGTCCCAAACTAATCTAAACTTTCTATTTCTTGTTGTATACTGAGTTGGAAGGTAAACACTAAAAGAGCCCTGATCAACTTCGCTTGCTTCCGCTATAAGGGTTGCAAGAATTGTTGATGGGCTAATTAGTGGAGAGATAACGGGATCTCCAGTTATGTCGTAAACTTTTACAGTAACTGTAGAGCTAGGCGTAATTGCTTCACCTTTTACGTAAAGCTTTGTTGTTGCCGCCGTGCTTGTGTTCTGGTATATCTCTGCCATGTGTTAGGCTTAGTTGTAGTACTCCTGTACTTCTCTAGGTGTAGCCAATCTAAACCCTTCCTCCTTATCAAAAATTTCTTGAGCCACATCTGGCTTCATTGCTACGAATGGGTGCTCTAAGGTAAATGTAAAACCAAGTGCATCATATCTGTAGTTTGGTCGATCCATCTTTACAAGAACCATATCTTCATCAAGTTTTTGATTTGGATCTAGTCTAGGAAGAATTTCATCTGCGTCTTCTTTTGCGTTCTCTATGTTTTTAAGTGTACCTTGGTAAACTGACCAAGTTACTCCTTCTTCTGCTAGGGCTGCAATAACATCTGCTTTATTTTTTAGGCCATCAACATCAACTGCGAAGTCCGCTGCTAATGTCTTTAGTTCTTTGACCTTAAGTGTGTCAAATGACATATATATACTCCTTTGGTATGTATATAAATTATAGCACTATAAAATTAAAATGAAAAGCCCCCAAAATTAATTGGGGGCCTTTCGGTAGTTATTTCTTATTTAATTAAGAAGCAACCTTAACGTCTTTTACGACTACCCATGCATCTGCCTGCTCAATTTGGGTACCAACACGAGTATACATTGTATATTCGATTGAGTCCTTCTTTGGCCAGAAGAAGCGGTAAACAGTTACATCGCGCTTGATACCAATAACAACGTTATTTGGGAATGTCAAGTGGACGTCTCCGTGCTCTCCTGTTGGTGTTGCATATGAACCTGTCTGTGTTTCCTTAAGTAGTGGAACTTCAACAATTGGAATACCAAATGCGAATGGTGCTACGTATCCTGCTGGACCACCAAGTCCGCCTTCGTTTCCACGGATAATGCTTGAAGCAATATCTTGTGGGTTAGAAGAACCGTATTGACCCAACTGTGAAGTTGAGTACAAGTAGTCTTGAATTAGGTTTGAGCCTGCAAGGAAGCGTAGGTCTGGACGACGCTGCTTGTACTTACGTGGCATAGCCTTTAGTGCCTTGTTGAAGATGTCACGAGATACTCCTGCACCCGCTCCAGCTACTACACGACCATTTGTCTTTGCAATCTTGACAATACCATCAAATGCCTTGTATAGGTTATCTGAAGATAGAGCTGTGTTACCGTTAAGGACTACGTCCTCTAGGTCATTACCAGCCTGTGTTGCCATCAGTCTTGCAATGTGATCTTCTAGATCTGCACCTTCAATGTTGTCTTCTAGAGACTCAGTTGAAAGTTCCCAATCTAGGCGAAGCTTCTTTGTTGTGAGAGAAATCTTTGAGAACTGTACTGCTGCGTTTGAGCCAGTGTTCTCTGCTTCAGATGCAAGCTTCATAAGCTTTTCTCCGACGCCGATACGATCAATCTCTGTAGTGTCAGCTCTCATTCGAACTGTACGTGCTACTTTACCGATTACTGTTGCATCGAACATGTAATCGAGGAATCTTGCGGATTGCTCAGGATTGAGCAAGCCTCCCTTACCCTCGGAACCTACGTGAATTCCGTCGGTAGGGTTTGCTGCGCCAGTCATTCCACCTGTTAGTGTTGTGCCTGCTTCAGCTGCTTTTGCTAATAGTTCATTACTCATTAGTTTTTCACCATACCCTTATTTTGTTAATTCGCTAACGGAACCGAGGAAAGTGCCGTTCCATTTTGATTTTTTGATTGTTACTCCAGCTGACCCGCCAAGGTCAGAGGACTTCTTGATTGCAGTGTCTGATTCTACTGCGTCTACTCTTTTTTCAACTGTGTCCATAATGGACTTAATTGAATCAACTGCTGTTGAGAGTTCTGTGTGCTTTTCTGCTAATTCTGAAATTCTCAAATCGACATTCTTGCTAAAAGCTTCGACTGTCTCCTTGATTGTTGAAACCTGAGCAGCGTTTGCCTCAGAGGCCTTTTCCAAAGTCTCTGAGAAGAAACCCTTAAGGTCGCCTAGCATTTTAACAAAATCAGGTGATTCCTGAACTGTTAGTTCTGCTGATTTTTCCAGAACTTCGGCAGAAGTTTCTTCAGCTACAACTTCAGCAGACTCTTGTTCTACTGGGGCAACTTCTTCAATAATTTCTGCAGGTGCTTCTGGAGCTACTGCTTCTTCTACTACTGGAGTTGCTTCTGTTACATTAAGCTTTTCCACTTCATTTCCTCCTTCTGCAATTGCCATATTTATATTTGTGTTGTCAGGCAATGTTTGCAATCTTGATCTACGTGAATCAAGAATCTTCTCTATTTCTTTTCCTTTGTTTACGTCGTTTGATTCTACCCATCCAATGAGTTCTGTTTTTTTACCAGTAACTGGAGATATGTATTCTGATTCTGTTGACATAAATACAGAATCGCTTTCTGCACAATAAAAAATATTTTCCATTTTAACATCTGCTGCGATGCCTTTAAAAATCATTTGTCCATTTACTTTTTCGATAGATAAAATGTTACATAGTTCATTTGCTGGTGAATCAACGATTGATAGTTCAACTAGTGCATAGTCTTTGATAAATCTTACTGATGCTCCTGTTGATTTGTTTACTTCGTTATCTGATTCAATAATCTTTCCGCCGATGGAAAATCCTGTTAGTGTTCCGTCTAGAACCTTTTCCCAAGTATCCTGAGCGCCCTTAGAAATGTATGCATCAACGTAAACTCCGTTGTAAAATTCTTTTGTTGCAGGGTCATAAAAAGTTTCTGGTCTAAATGATGCCACCTTGCCAACTGCAAGTGGCTGATGCATTTCTCTTAGGTTTCCTCTAAAGCTTTCAAACGCTTTCATGCTGGCTTCTTGAGTAACGACATCACCAGTCTGATCCAGGTTATCTAATGTTGCGAATCCTGAGACTGTTCTTTTTTCTCTATTGACCTTCGTAAATGGAACTGATAAATTAATAGCATTTCCATTAGAAGACCAATGTGACTTTTCTATGATCATATGTTATATATTATAGAGATTGTTGTATCAAAAGGCAAATAACTAGTTGAGTAGGACTAGTTGACTTGTCTTCCATCTCCCTTTGCATTTCTACCCTCCCCAGATTTATCTGGAGAATTTGCAGATCTTTCTTGGTCACGTGCTCTGCTTTGGTTGGCCTGAGCCTTAATTTCGGCGGCTTGGGCTGCAAGATCTACTGGGACATCCCCACCATCTCTTGGAACCATTCCCATTCTAACTCTAATTTCATTTGGAGTTATTACCTGGAATCTAAGGTATCTTTCATCAATCTTTGACTGGGTATCTGCATCTGTAAGACTTAATTCATTAAATTTAAGTTCTAAAGCATCGGTCATTTCTTGAATAATCTTATTTAATTTCTTTTCTAGATTTTCTTGGGCTGGTCTGCAAACTTGCTCTTTAAATGTTTTATCTGCATCTCTGGCTGCGGCAAGGTTGATTCCTGCTGGTGTGCCAATTTTATTAATTGGGACTCTATGAGCCATTAATATTTCATCTCTATTGGATTGGCGATATATATTAAATGAAGACTCTTGAGATCCCGCCTCAATTGGCTCCATCTTAAATTCAGTCTTTGAGTCTGGAGAATCTGGAGGAAGTGGAATGTATAGCGACCTGTGGTTCTTTCCTCTTAATCCTACTTGGAAAAACTCAAGCAACTTTCTTTCTGATTCTGTAGAAAGCTTTGCGCCCTTTACCGTAATAATGTATCTTGGAACAGCCTTATTTTCAAAGTAGTCAAGGTTATACTTACCAGCAAATTCATTTCCAGCCATAGCATTTTGTGCAGCAATAATGTCTGGGATTCCGTAATAATTATTCTTTGGGGTATACTTCTTTAAATGAATAATTTCGTTAGGTCTGTCTTCTTGACCAGCGATTGGATTTACTGTTTCCGTGTCTCCAAAATTTCTAAAGAAAACAGCCTTGCCATAAAGAAGCTGTATAAAACCGTCTCTAAGGCGTCTTACACGCATTGTCTTTGAAGGGATGTGCCCGATGTACCCTATCTTGCCAGTCGTTGTTCTACCGACCTCCAGATAGCCATTACCAGTAGCCTCTATGTCGGTGTAGAACTTTATAAGAGTTTCTTTAAATGTTTCATCTTCGTTGCAATCTTCTAGCCAACGGTGAAGGTCTTGCTTAATTCTATTCAGCTTCTTACGTGCTCTTTCTAGCTGTTTCTCATCTTCTATATCTTCAAGTGTGTCTGTAGTTTTTTTGGATTCAATAAAATCAAATCCTAGGCCTACTATGTTAGCAACCTTTGCATTTATTGCTGCGTAATTGTAAGGCGAAATTTCATAAATTGTTGAAAGATAATCTAAATTGTATTCTGGTTGAATTAGATCAAATGTAGCGTAACCGCTGACTGCCTGTTGGTGTTGAAGCTGCTGGCTTACAGAACCATCTTTACCAGTAAATGCTTTTTGTAGATCTCTAGATACTTTTCTTCTAAATGAGGCACCAAGTCCTGAAAGCTTTAATATTTCTTCAGCATCTATATCAAACAGGTCATCAGATTTTTGTGTTGTAGGATTGTTAAATCTCATCCAGTCTGCAACATTAGATATCTCTATATTGTCTTGAACTGTATCTTCGTCATATTCAATCATTTTTTACCACCATTTAGTCTAGCCATTTCTTCTTTGTGAACACCGATGTCTAGTGGATCTGGAGTTAGACCCCATCTTAATCTTTGCTTTTGATACTCAAACTCTTCTTCATCAATTTGTCGGCTTCCCTCAATAAACTTAGGCTGACCAACATCAATTCCATAGTGTGCTACGGCTGCTGCAAGCAAAGCAATTCTTTCCTTGTTTCCAATCATGGACTGTATAGATAAAAAGTTATTGTCTTCGTCGCCAACCCATCTTCCGTCAGGCATCTCCCACACGTAGACTCCTAGCCTGGTTTCACCAGACTTCATTTGGGCATTAATTCTTTTTATATCCATAGTTAATTATTTTACCATCTTTGTGTGCTTAAGTCCAGCTTTTGTCACTCAATATGACAAAATTATATAATTTGCAACACAACTCTGTCTCTAGAGTATGTAGATACCGACTCTTCTGTCACTTCCATTGACGAACCTTGCCCAACAGCTGCAGATTTGCCTATATACAGGTCATAATGATCTTGGTGGCTAATATCTGGATTTGAGTATAGGGCAATATTCTGATACATATTGTCATCAAGAACATTGGATCTTACTCCTAAAAGCTGCTTGCCATTAAACCAAATTTGACCAGATATTATGCTAGAGGTTTTTATTAATATATAATTTGGCTCACCTATATATAAGTAGGATGATATGTTGGTTGCTGATGACACATCCTGACCATTTATATATATGTTGCTAATATTAGATTTTGATATCCCTCCGCCTGCCGCCCAGGAAAGAGATGTCTCTACTGCGCCAGTCTTATTAAATATTAGGTTTCCGCTAGAAAGCGTTTTTGGAGTAAATATCATCTCAATATTCCGAACATCATTTACTGAGTCTATAAAGAATGCTGAAGATTTTGGTCTTATTCCGTTATGGTAGTTTCTACTTCTAACTGGGTAGCTGTTGTTAGAAACATCAAAATCCCAAGTTGATCCAGAGGTTGGCTGAGATACTGAAAGCGTACTTCCTCCATTATGTGCAAACATTTTCTTTTCAGAATGAAAATAAATCTTTAAGGAGTATAGTTCTGGAATGTAAAGATCTGGATTTGATGAATCAAAGACTACTCTAAAGTAAAGTATCTTTTGTGAAGAAAAGCTAGAACCTTGTGTAAATTCTGGAATAGAAGATCCGTTTGAACATATTCTCCACGGGCCAAGTGATGATGTTTCTGAGACATATACTGAAACCCCTTTAGATGACACCCATTCTATTTTTGAAGATACGTATTGCTTTGTAATATTTAAAACCAGATCTTCTACAAACTCTCCATTGGAGAATCCTGAATTTAAACGTATGCTATTATTGCTTGGGTTGTATGACAAAGCCTCATTATCATAAATCAAAGTCTCCCAGGATTCCTGAACTGGATAAACATATTTCGTCTCTATATCTTGATATTTTTCTGCAGCCCTAAAAAGTTCTCCCAAATCTGGAACAGATACCTGCTCGTCATTGTTTAAAAACAAATTGCTGTAATGTGATGATATTGCTCTTTGTGACAACGAGTATCTGTACACGGCTGGACAATCTATCAAGAAGTGTTCTGTATTGGAGGCTGGTCCAGAATAAAGAGTCACACTAGTATTTGTAAACTTAAAGTCTATTGCTTTAGAAGCAACTAGAGCCCCATCTACATACAGCAACATTGAATTAACTGAGTAAACTCCAACGGCATGTATCACTCTATCTGAGTTTGGAACTGAATAATCAACTCTTTCATTTTCTAACTTAAATACCACATTGCCTTTGTCCCAATACAAGCCTATACCGCTTGAGTCTGCAAGTATCGGGGTTAGGGATGTTAAAGTTTTTGGGTGAAACCATACCTCTAAAGAAAAATCATTATCATATGTATCGATGGTTGCAAAACCACCAGTACCAGTTGTGCCAGAAAAATCTTTTGATAAAGTAAATTGTAAATAGTTGTTGCTATCTACTTTGCTTGAGTGTGAGCCACCAGAAACAATTGGCATTCCAGATTTAACAATTTGTCCAACATAAGACCCATTATTACCACAGCCAGATATATCATAAGCTACTGAGCCAGATAGCTCATCTAGTTTCCACATTCCAATTGGAAAATCTTTTATAGCTGATAAATAGTACGACATTATTTTTTAAACCAGATTCTTTGAAAAAACTTAATTACAGATCTCAAGTCTTCTTTATTTTTTTTATCTACTTTCTCCTGCTTTTCCAAAAACCCATGACTTTGAAAGTATGGGTTAAATTGAAGATCTGTAAAATGTCTTCTGGGGATTCTTTTATAAGGAGTCATATTTAATATTATACTACATAATCATAAAATTAGCAGTCTAGCTTTTTTTTAATACCCAAATTTAAGAGGAATCTTTCTGGGTCAAATCTCCAGTTATCTTTGGCAAATGAGGTCATTATTTCCATGCAGGTATTTTCGTATGCCTGATCTGAAATTAAAGGCTTTAGACCCAATAACGTTTCTGTGACATCTATATAGTTTGTTCTAAGAAATGTTGGATCCCCCGCCTGATTTCTCTTAAACACCTTTTCATTTACTTTTCCTGTAGGCTCATATAATCTTACTGTAAGGTATTGTTTTGCAAAGCCCCAGTCATTGTACATGTTATATGCTTCTGCTGCCTCAATCGCATTTGGGAAAAATATAATTGATCTCGCTGGCTCTTCCCCATCCCTTGCAATTGTAAGCATGTAAGCGTCGCTTCTTTTTTCATTAACTGAATTAACATACTCTTTAACTACATCATGATGCTCTTGCTTTAGTTGCCCACTCATTATGTCCACGCCATCTTAAATTTTTCTCTAAAATCCAAATACGGTATAGCATATGGATCTACCCACCAATCTTCATGCCAATCTCTAACTACAAGCTTGTATCCAAGAGATGATAAAATTTCTCTTTGAGCTTCCCTCATTCCCTTATTATTGTACTCAATCTGCGAGTCATGCTCAAAGGTAATTATTGAAAATCTATATTTGCTAAGAGGCACTGCTATTAATCCATGTAGTGTTAAATATGGATTCCCAACAGAATTTCCTTCTGGGGTGTAACCAGCATCTATATCAACTTGAAGATAATCTATTTGTTTTGGAAAGTTGTTTTCTTCAAAGTAAGATATATAGTTAAAGTGTGTAGCGTCTCCTAATATACAAGGGTTCTTTCTGTTTGATACAAACTCCGCATGTCTTTCTGGATCTATCTCAAAGGATACCCCCTTCCAATTGTAATCTGTTTCTAGATGATACGTGTTGCTTCCTTTTTTAGAGTCAAACGCTCCAAGCTCAACATAAAAACCATTTTCTTTATTTTTAAGAAGCTCAGTAACAAATCTTTCTTGTCCACTATTTCCCTTATACTCCATGATATTCTCCAAAAATTTCTTTATTCAATGATATGCTATCATCAATATGATGTTTAATAAATACTGATGATATGTATCTAGTTACATCATTTTTAACTGGCTTTGTTCCGTGTAAGACTTTACCGCCATGTATAAGCAATGATCTACTTTTTGGCTTATGCACTATTTCTAACTCAGGATACTCTACTTCTCCTCCATCATAATTATCATTATAGTAAAGAACAGCACCGTAAAATACCTTTTGATTAGATAGTCTGTGACCCTCATGATCATCAGTGTGAAGTCCAAGGAATTCATCAATTTTGTATCTTTGTAAGTTTATTCCAGTAACATCATGATTTCCAGAAAACAAATTAGAGATTCTAGCATGAAAGTCTAAAATCTTGCTATCTGGATAAATAAATTTTCTATTTAAAACCTTGGTGTCCCAAAATTCATACTGTACATCTTCTCCGTACCAGTCAGATTCGTTTCTTAATCCTATAAACTGCATTACCTGATCAAGCTCATCTTGTGTTATAAAATTTTGTATTTCATAAACTTGATCAGATAACCTTACAATTTTATAGTCTGACAAGGATTAAATCATTCCTGGTTTTGTTCGTGATAGGCTTTGATGTATTCTTCTGATGGTCCGCCTGGGCCTCCAACAACATAACCGTCAACAAATATAAATCCAGGAGTAATAAACTTCTCTCCTGATTTCATTATATGAACTTGGTGCTTGTATGGATCTGTAGACGGGAATATCAATGCGCTTCCAGCCTTTGGCTTTGCAGTAAATGTAACCATGTCTTTTGTTCTTGGATCTAGCGCATCATCTGGTGGTCTAAGATGACCATTCATTTCTAATCTCAGATCTTCTGGTCTGATAACAAATGATATCTCTCCGCCTTCGTAGTTATCATTCCAATAAATAATAATTGACCATTCCAAGCTGTTGTCTCCAGCCTGTCTATCAAAGTGTGCGCCCATTGCACAACCTTCAATATATTTTTGGATACCGACAAATGGTGATACGTTTGGTACTCCCTTAAGACCTCTATCAACAATAAAAGATTCTGATATATTTTTAATAGCATTTCTAATTGTTGATATAATAAAGTCTACATCTTTTCTTATGTCTTCATCTAAATTTTCTACCTCAGAAAGATTAAAGTCTTTTTTCTTTCCGAAGATATTACCATCTCTACTGCTTGAATTCCAGTTTTTCCAGCTTGGGATAACCTTGTGAACTCTTTCATCAGAATCTAGCTTATTGATTAAATCAATAATTGCTTGGGGGTTTTCGATTACATCTGAGTACATGTAAACATTTTCATGTAATTTTTCTTCTAGCTTCATTAGTCGTTCTCCTCTATTTTGTATTTATTGCCATCTAGATCTATCTTATAACCTTCTTTTAATGCATCCTGCCATTCTGACTTTATAACTTCTTGCTCTTCTCTAATTTTTTTCATTTCTGCATCCCAGGCATCTATCGTTTCTTGAGGGTATGACTCTGGTGACCTATTATCCCAAAAGGATCCCAGCGTATATCTAATACCAGAAGTAATCATTGTAACCTCATGAGTATTGTCAAATCCGCCAGCAAAAGCTGCTAGGCAACCAGTCTCTGGGACAAGTGTATGATTTTGCTTATTAAATATTAGCTGACCGCCCTCAAACTCATCATTTAAATACAAGAAAGCTGCGTATCTACTTCTTTCAAATGGGCCAGTGTTTCCCTGCAAATCTGTGTTGTCTGAGTGCTCTTTTGCAAATGCTCCTGGCTCCCACTTTTGAGCGTGAAACCCAATCTTGTGTATATCGGAAGAAGAGTTTCCATGTACTTCTGCCACTGCATCAATAATTTTATTTTGAAGTGTTGAAAAAAAATCTGATGGCAAGCCAAACTCTTCTAGCTCTTCGTCTCCATCTTGTGGAAGCACTGAAGAATATGATTCATAAAATGTAATTGGAGTCCAGGATAGCTTTTCATTTAATACCTGTGCTTCTAAAACTTTTATGATTGCAGAAGATTCTTCTTTTGTTAAAAAGTTTTTAAATACTAATATGTCTGATGTTAATCTTTCTGAAGTACTCATTTATTTATATCCTCATCCATAAGTGTTCTATAATATTTTTTATTTGGATCTGGCTGATTTTCTCCAGTATGCTCTAGTATTTCCCAAAAGAAAGGACATGTGTATCTAATGGCACCCTTAATTTCTGTTACCCCGTGGATATAGTTCATATCTCCTGGGAAAAAATATGCTGCGCCTTTCTTGGGTTTAAACTGAACATTTTGTAGTGGAAAGTAAAGCTCTCCGCCTTCATAGTCATCGTTTAAATAAAATAAACTTGATAAATCATAATAAGGAAAATCATTTGGCATCCCAATATCTGGAAGCTCATGAAGTTCTTTGTCTGCGTGAGGTTTTTGAAACTGTCCAGGTAGCCATCTTACAATTGTCGTTCCCGTAGGGGTCACTTTAACCTTATAAAAATCTTCAACGATTGGCTTTAGTCTTTCAAATAAACCTTGGAGCACTGGTCTAATTTCTGGGTCATTTTTATCTAAAGATGGGCTAGTGCAAACTCTGTCTTTCCAGTAGTTAGCATCGTATACGGTTGTACCGTTTTCATTAACATGGCTTTCCGTTATGTCCCATATAGTAATTTTTCTAGCAGCTGCCTCAAGAAATTCTATTTCTTCTTGAGTCATAAAATTTTCAAGCTCTACAATCATATCTTTGCTTGTACCAAAAAAGCCAGATGGCGTAAGGGATGGAGTTTTGTAGACTACTGTAGCGTCCTGATTTGTTTGATTCATATCTTCATTATATCATTTCTTGTTTTTGGAAGTAAGATCTGTAATCTTTAATTTTAAAGACTTCAACTCATGCTTTCCTAGGCTTGTACCATCATATTCTACAGCATCTCTATAGAAATTAGTAAACTCGCCTCTTTTAGAAATCTCTTCCCAAACCTTTAATCTTTCGGCCTTCATTTTTTGATCATCCACAAAGACCTTGTCTTTAATTTCTAGGTCTATGTCCTGATACTGCTTTAAAGATATTGGAATAAATGTTGCTACTGGCATTCCTGCTGGTATCTTTATTACTGTATTCGGTCTTGTTATTTTCCATGCAATTGGGATAGCTTCTTTTAAAACAGAAGTGGATATTATTGTTGTAAATGGTGTAGCTCCATCTACAAAGAAATTTGGTGGAACTATTTGAAGCATAGACATATTTTCATCTGACTCAAAGAAGAATCCAGAGTAAAAGCTAACAGTAGCATTTGCTCTTTGGGTTGTGCATACGTTTCCTGCATCTTTTAATATAGTTACATGATCTGGAGTGGTATCAGATATACCGTCCCAAATAAACTCTATATCATGATCAAAGGAAATTGACCAGCCAATTGTATTTGCTAAAGATACAGGGAAACATTTATATGCATGAGCATTTACTGTCTCATCCATCCAGTCTCTTTTAACTTTAGTTTGTTCAATTTTTGAAGGAGTTACGCTATTTTTATAGACTGTTATTTTCATTTACTTCGTTATCCCACTTTGGATCGTACATGTCTGGAGTATGAAACTTTTTGCTATAGTCAAGCATTGTAACAATAGAATACTTTATTCCATTTGTAACTGGCTTAGCTTGGTGAGCATACATAAAGTTAGATGGGAAAACATATAGGTCTCCAGCTTTTGGCTTAATGTTTAAATCCTGAAGTCTAAAATAAAGCTCTCCGTTATCATAGTCATCGTTAATATATGCTACAAGAGATACTACGCAATTGTATGAGTACCCGTGATCTTGGTGCTCCATAAAATGTTGGTTTTCTCCATACTTGATAAAATTAAATGCTTCCCAATACTTTAGCTCCATTAAGTTATGTGCTTTGCAGTAATCAACAACTGCTGGATACTGTGCATCATAAACGTCTTGCCATAGCGCTTGTAGCTTTAAAGACTCTTCGCTTGTATCTTTATTAATATCTGTTTTTTTAAATTTAAAATCTACACAATCTCTGTAGTCTGGTATTAATTGCTGGTATCCAACATATGCTGGCATCCAGTGATATCTTTTACCTTCAGGGGACAATGATCCATATTCAGCTACTGATCCTAAGTTGCTTTCAAGTCTATTAATTACATCCAGATCTTTTTTAATTACATCTCTGTAAACAATAATACCAGGTGCTAAGACCTCTTTGCTACTCCATGTTGGAGCTGTGCTTTTAGACTCTGTTGTCATTTGTAATCCCTCTTCATCCAAACTTTTGATTTATAAACTCCACCATCAGGCTGACGGTAAAATTTTGCATTCTCAATTAATCTTTCTTGCATTTCTTTTATACTTAAGTATTCAACATTATGTTCCCAGTCTTCTCTTTTAAATGGAAGAACTTGAAGAAAAGGAGTTCCCTTTGGAACTGTCCCCTCCCAATCTTTTGCAATAAAAAATGGGAATGTTCCCAAAAGGTGAACCTTGTCATTATCAACAACACCACTAGTGTTTAAAAATGGAAGATCAAATCTGTTCATCGGTGTCATAAACAGTGCGCTGTAGCCTTCTGGAACCTGAATTCCCCATTCTGGATACCAAGCAAAGTGCTCGTCATAGTATCCAATTGGAGATGGAAACTGATCCATTGGAGTCCTTGCTGTAACAAATCCAGTATGCTTTTTGTCTTTTATATCAACTGTAATCTTTCCATTTTTATCTTTTTTAAATTCTAAATCACATGGTGTGCTCAATACATATCCTGTCATAAAAGCATCTAGTATAGCTGGACAAGCTTTCCATGTTGGAATTTTACCATAATCATTTGTTGTTCCTTCTCTTGGAACTGGACAAATCTCTTTTGTTGCCTTATAATATTCTCCATTTGGCATTTTTGCAAATCTATCTGCTTCCTTATACCAGTCTGGAATTGAATTTTGTGTTGGTTTTGGTAAAGATGGACTAAACCTATTTAGCCATGGCCTAAAAGATTGAAATAGTATTTTAATACTTTTGGCCTTCCTCATCTTTGTGATAAAGATCATTATAATCCATCATAACCACAACAGAATACTTTTGCCCAAATGTAATATCTAATGATGCATGTTCATAAACAAAGTTCGATGGGAATAGGATTATGTCTCCAGCTTTTGGCTTTAGCTTAAAGTTGTGTCTTGGGAACTCAATCTCGCCGCCCTCATAATCGTCGTTAAGATAAACAACTGCAGATACAGTGCATGTGTAGTATGGGCCATGATCGGCGTGGATCTTAAAAAACTCTCCTGGCAAATATTTAACAAAGTTGAATGCTTCTTTGTAGTTAATATTAAAATTCCAAATAGATTCGTAATGCCTTAACGACTTGTTTAGTCCAACATCAACTAAATCATAACATTCTTTTAAGGCTTCGCTTTCGCCTATATATTTTCCAACATGATCTCTTTTAAATTTTAAGTCATAGCAGTTTCTAGCATGAGAAGTTCTTTTTTCTCCGTTAACTGTTGCACCATGCCAAGCAATGCCTCTTTTGCCCAGGGATATTTCTTTTTCTAAAAGGTCAATTATTTTTTTGCAGTCTTCTTGGCTTATAGCGTTTCGATATAGATTAATTCCATAATCAATATTCTGTACTTCAATATTTTCATTAATAACTATTGAATCAAGTCTTGAATTTGTTTTTTCAATTCTTGGCAGGTCGTACCATTCCATTTTTTCTCTTTTCGACTATGCAATCTTATCATACTTTTCTAGAAAAGAAAAGTATTTATAATCATTAATTTATAACTGATTAGTAAGGTCCCCAGCCACCGAATGATGGGAAGGATGGTCCAAATGATGGTCCGAATCCTGGGAAGAACGGTCCGAATCCTGGGAAGTATGGTCCAAATCCTGGGAAGAACGGTGCTTTAAATCCTGGGAAGTATGGTCCAAATCCTGGGAAGAACGGTGGGAAGAATGGTGGGAAGAACGGGAAGAACGGTGGGAAGAA